TTCTGCACTAAATTACTCGATAGTATCTGTACGTTTTCAACAAGACCTTGAGCATTTACTCTTGTAGCTGCTGAATTTCTGCTAAAATCAAAATCACCATAAGGTGGTTCACTCGGCTTTGCGCACAATACCTTACCGTTGTCATAAGCGGTTGGTGTTAATACTATCGATGCTTGATCTAAAAGGTTAGCCATGTTTTATTGTGTTTTATTATGGAGTATATGGTATTGCCTCTATCTCTGCTAAAATAGCGGTAGTGCATGTTTTATTTTCACAGTATGTAGCTCTGGCACATAGGTCATCTATTAGCCCTGGGATTATACTAGAGACACCCCTTTGACTGGTAAACAATATACCGTTACCTATACCTATTGCAAGACCCATACGTGTTTTTTAATTTGTTATTACCAAAGAGCTAATACAGAAGCAGCGGTTGTACCCGTTGCGAAAACTCTTACTACCTGTACAGGTAAAAATCCTCCCGTTGGGAAGCCCACAAAGGTAACCTCGTCACCACCTGCTGTTAACACCTTTAAGTCACCACCTGATCCTACGTATAGTACGCATCCGTTGTTTCTTGTAGTAGATGAGGATATATTAGGAATGTCTACTGTGTCACTAGGAGTGACCGCAGCAGCTCTACTTGTTTGTAATTTTTGATATGCCATGTTTTATTATTTTTTATATGGAAACTTTCTGTTTAAGGTATCTCTCCTTTCAGAACACCCACAAGGACGCCCTGTTGCTTTAGCTACAGTTTCAACTGCTTTTTTTATGCCTGTGGCAGTTGTAAATTTTTCTATGCTATCACCTAGTCCTCTTGATTTAGGTGGTGTTTTTGAATATTTTAATGCTTGCTCTTTCATGTTTTTTCAATAAAATTACCACAGACACATTGGCCTACTTGCGTACATTCACACTTTTTCATCACTTTGATTTTTAATTATACAAATATACTTTATTTTTTAGATTTTGCTCCTGAGCATTTCCATCTCTTACGTGACAAGTTGTTCGGAGTGTTAGGATCGTTTCTTTTTTTAGCAGAAAGTCTTTTCTTAATACCTAGGCTTCTAGCACAGTAGCTATCACCCTTAGATGTCCCTGGTCTTACCCTTGGTCCACCACCTTTGGCTTTACCTGCCTGTCCATAGCTTACCTTCTTACCTGATGAGGTAATTTTTACTTTCGCTTTCCCCTTCCTTGGTGTCGCCATTGTTAACTACCTTTTTTTTTAGTTGAATTTTGTCCTTCCCATCTGCCCATTTTTTCATATTCAGTTTCACCCTGATATTTTAATCGCATAGCAGAAGGTTTCCATCCTTTTTGTCCTCTTGCAAATCCAGTTCTATATTGTATAGAATCTCTTTGAGTAGCAGGAGTTGAACTATTAACCATATTCAATCTATTAGTATTATTGTTAGCTTGTTTAAATAAGGTGAATTTTATTCCTGATTTACAATCTTTTAAAGCTTGTCCTTTTAATCCTTCACAACTCATAACTATTTTTTTTTGTCGCATTTAGCATACGAACTATTATTAATTTGTTTATTTGAAGGCAATCCGTTTTTCTCAGGATTAACCCCACTTTTTTGTGCTGCCGTAAAATACGGTTTTAGTGATCTTGCCATTACTTAGTGTATTTTTTGGTTACTTTCGCTTTTTTTGTATTTGACACAAACTGCTTCTTGCCGCCTGATGCCTTCTTTTTTCTTGCTGTCTTAGCCCTTTCTGCCTTACTTAAACTTTTAGCCTTAGCCAAAGGTAGACACCTGTCTGGGTTCTTTTTGTTCTTGCTAGTACCGCATGCACCCTTTATAGAACCATCTGTTCCTATACGTACCCACTTCTCGTTTCTCCACTTAGCAAGCTCACCCATTACTTTTTCTTGTAATTTCTAAATGTTAATTTATACATTAACCTATTCCATTGGTGTTGTAACTTGTCAATAAATTTTTCTATCATTATTTTTTCTTTTTTCCCTTACCGTAGTTAGGGTCTTTACAATATTTACTTGCAGCCATATTAGCATAAGCAGATGGATATTTATCAAAGGTTCTTTTTGCCCATGAAATTCCAGCTGCGCAAATTTTATTTCCTTTTGTTCTACCTTTCTTTGCCATACTATTTGCCTCCTTTATTTCCTTTGTTTTTTCGGCCTTTTCCTTTCTTTCCCCTTGCTCTTTTGTCCCCTGGTGTGTTTGTTTTACTAGCTCTGTTTTTAGATTGAGCTTCTAAAACAATTCTTCCACCTTTATGAGATACATCTTTCTTATCTCCGTTGCCGTATGTACCAAGTTCTCGATTTTCTCTATTATTTCTAACCCTTCTTGCTATCTGAGCTTTACGAGCATTGTATCTTTTCTGATACGCTAGTCTTTTCTTACGAGCCTCTGGGTTATCCCTATAATATTTTGCTGTTCTACCTAATGCCATATAAAAAACTTATCTTTAGCAAAGATAAAAAAATTTAATTCAATGAAATTCAAGACTAGATTTCGTAAAAATTACGATAGAAGAGAACCTAATGCAGACTACTTAAAGTACTGGAAGGTTGTAAAACAATGGGCTAGAGCTAGATACGATCTAGGAACTGCCGATATTGAAATGATGCTGTTTCTTTACAGTGAAGGACTGTTCACCAAGTTTCAGTTTGAAGAATTTAATGAGATTATGTCCTGGGATAAGAACAGGTTTCATAAAATGTTGAAAGATGAGTGGATAATTAAATGGCGTGAACGTAAAGGAAGAGAATCTACCCTATACGAACTTGGATTTAAAGGTAAGCGCGTATGCGCTTCAATTTATAAAAAGCTAAACAAGGAAGAAACCATCTCCGAAGACCGAAGACGGAATCCCATGTTTAATAAATCTACCGAATACAGTAATAAAGTGTACCGTAAAATGATAAAAAAAATGAATCAAGAGGTAAAAGGTAATTTATAGCACCACAACTATGTCGTGTTCCGATATGATGCTGACCATGTTCTCATTTAATATCATGGAGTGTCCTGCACGCTTATCATAGTAAATATTATCACCTGCCTTAACTGTATCCACATCTGTTCCAGGGATAACTACTAACCCTTTCTTATACCTAAATTGGTCGCTGTCATCTGACGTCAAAAGGATTCCAGAGTTAGTTGTTATCTGTTCTTTTATTTCTTCAATTACTATATGTTTCCCGATTGCTTTCATCTATTTTAATTTTTCCATTAAAAGTTTTTTCAGATTCACATAAACTGAATTTGCAGATTGAACAGAGATATCTCCATTTTTGAATAATTTTCCTGCAAATTGGTCTGCTAATTTATCAGCTTTTCTTTCTATTGTTTCCATTTGTTATTTTCTTTTCATTGTTACTATTGCGTTTGTACTTAGTATTGTTGTGGCTACACTCACTGCATTCTTCAGCGCGTTCTTAGTAACCTTCGCAGGATCTATAACACCCATCTTATACATGTCCCCATATACCTTATTCTTCACATCGTACCCGTAATTCTTAGGTACATCTGCGCATGAGCATACTTTATCTCTTATTTCTTTAACATCTTCACCTGCATTTGTAAGAATCTGCTCAATTGGAGCTATAAGCGCCCCATATAACACATCACTCGCGTGTCCGTCACCCAAATCTTCCGCACATCTAAGCAGTGCTATACCACCTCCTGGTAATATCCCCTCCTCAATAGCAGAACGTACCGCACACACAGCGTCTTCTACCCTGTCATACTTCTCTTTCTGCTGAATATCAGAGTTCGCACCAACATATATCACCCCAACCTTACCAGTTAGCAGCGAAATACGCTCATCTATGAAATCTCTATCATTTTTATTGGTATTATGCTCCTTCTGAACCTTCAACTCCTCTATCCTAGTCTGAATGTCCTCAGTTCTCTCACCCTCTTTGATGATAATAGTCTCGTTTTTCCCAACCACAATCTTATCCGCATGGCCTAAGTCCTCCATAGACAACATCCCAATGTTATCCCCTTGTGACTCACTGAAGTATTTCGCACCTACAGCCAGTGCAATATCACTCATAAGCTCATTGGTCTTATATCCAAACGATGGTGGTATAATATTACAAAGCTTCAAGTTATTCTGCATTACATTCGCAGCCAAAGTATTAGTCACGTTTGATGCGCAATTCCCAATAATTAAAAGCTTCTTGTTCTGGTTTATAATAGGCTTCAGTACACCCTCAATCTGTAATATGTTCGTTATCTCCATATCAGTCATCAATATGTGAACATCATCCAAGATACACTCGTCATTACGATGATTGTTTATAAACAACTTCGATGAATACCCCCTGTCAATCTTAATACCCTTCGTAATGTCAATATACGTGTCCTCAGTCTTACTATTCTCAACAGTAAGCTTACCATCTTTACCCAAATCACCATAAGCATCGGCAATCATCTTACCCAAATCCTTATCATTGTTCGTAGATATAGTAGCAACATCACGCAAAGTATTCCCAGACACCTTCTTAGAAGACTTGTCCAAGCTCTTAATAACATCCTCTGAAATTTTACTGATGTCACGAGCAAGTTGACTCGTATTTATATTCGGCTCACGATCTATCAGTCGCATACCCTCCCTTATAATAGCCTCAGTTAAAACTATCGCTGTTGTCGTTCCATCACCAGCTGAAGTAGCAGTCCTATCAGAAGCCTCCTTCATCATCTTTACCGCTAAATTCTCTACAGGATCTTCGAACTCTATCTCCTTGGCAACAGTTACACCATCCTTGGTGATAATCATTCCCCTAGTGTGATTCATAGACTCCATCATCACAGTATTACCTAATGGCCCTAATGTGCTTTTTACAGTCTTGGACATCTTAGTAATGCCCTCTAATAATTTTTCTCTCCCCTGCTTGTCAAAATGTAATTCCTTTGGATTCATATTATAGTATTTAATTAAATTATTCTACAAATATAAGCTTTTTTATAGAACCATAAAGCATGACGACTATGCTCACTTTTCGTCTCTATACTCTCTATATAGTTTTTATATATATATATTTTTTATTCCCCTGTAAAAAAGGAAAAAAGAAAGCATTTATAACATATTCTTTATTCATAGTACTTAAGAAAGGAAAAGTAAGCATAAACTAAGCATAAACTAAGCATAGATTTCAAAAGTCAGCATAAAAAAAGAGGTAAATACATAAAGTACCTACCTCTTGGAAAACAAAATTAACTCTGGGAAGAAAGTTAACGCTTGAAAAATTTTCTCATTTCTTCTCTGCTTTCTGCTAATTCAATTCCATCAGCAATGTCTTGAACAACACTTCTCTGATTATTATCCTTACGCATTCTCGCAAATTTAGAAATACCTGTCTCATAATAGTTTCCCCTAGAAAGCATCTCGCCCCTTTTTCTACTATTCAAATGCTCTTGCATTATTGACCCTTTACTATCCATAACTTTAAATTTAGATTACGAAGATACGAAAAAAAAATCATCAGATACTTAGAGGGTTCGGGTAATAATATAATATACGCGCGCTGACTCCAATCTGAAGTCGTTTTAAAAATCGCTAGGGGGGTACAATATTTTTGCGTTTTTGTTGAATTTTTTTAGCTTTTTGTAGGGGCTACATGTACCCGTTTGTAAACGTTTGTAGTCGTTTGTTGTCGCTTAAAATCCAATGGCCTGGTAAATTACCTTTTTATTTTCTTTGTCTCTTGTCATGAGCGAAGAGATAAAACAAGCCTTAAAAAATCCTTATAATTAACATTTTTAATACTTATAACTTTAAACAAATAACCCTAAAAACAAGTAAAAAACAAATGTGATCCAATTTTAACGCAAAAAAAACTTTGCTTTTAAACTATTGATATTCAGTAACTTATAAATTATTTTCATTTTATTTTAAAAATAACTTGCATTTTGTTTTTTATATCCAATAATCCTTTTTACTTTTACACCTCAGTTGTGCAATAGTGTACAACATTAACCGCCTTATATATAGGCACAAATTTATTTATCATGACTACATTAAAAACGAATTCAGTACAAAAAACAGTTTCAACAGTTAACAAAGTAGCTACAAAAAAAGCTACTGAAAGAGTAACACCAAAGAAAAAAGCGGTAAAAAGTGAGGCTACACTATTAAAACAATCTGCCAACGATAATTGGAAAAACAATACACGCTCCATGAGTGCATTAGTGAGATATTGCAAAGGGGACGGCAAACAAGATTTGCAAAAATTAATCGATGCAACAAACAAACGCAATAATACAAAGATACAATTTGGTCAAGTGGCAAATATTAAAACGATTGTAGACAATGCAACTGAGCGCGAGTTATTCAAAAACGCAAACCCCGACAAAAGCAAGGGAGCAAAATTTATTAAGGGAGATAAAAAATCTTTATTTTCATTTTGGCTTGTTGTTCTTACAGTCGGACGTCTTGCAAAAAAATAATAATACACCACCAATATAGGGGGCTTCGACGCCCCTTATATAACTAAAATTACTCTTTGTTGTGAGCTTTATGCCACATTAACACATATTTTTATAGGTAAGCAAGACAATCGCTACGTATAAAAGTGCAAGGAAACGCTCATTGAAATATTGAATTAATAGTAACCTCTACAGGGGCTGAAAGTGTATGACTACGTACTACCATCTTTGGTATTTCATGCCGTTCCACTAGGTAAGTAAATACGCTACCACATTAGCAGAGAACGAACAAACAAACAGCAAGACTTAAGAGCATCTATAATTCAAAATGAAACCACTATAAATAAAAAATCAATAGACGAGGTACGTGCCAGCAACACGTGTGTCCCTTGACAAGTGGGTTTATTAGTGTAGAGATTGGGTATCAAGGTACAAGCTACACATACTATGGGTAAGGCCTGGCGAGAGGGAGATTTATATATTTTGCAACTCCGCGCGGGAAACCAATAGTATACTGAAAAGAAAATATATAACGATAGAAAAGACGAGAGCGAAACCACAAGAGTGGTGGATAGAATACATAAAAGTAAAACTAACGGCATGAGGAGTGATCTTTGTGCCGTATCTATTTAAAACAAATATTAATTAAAAACAATTAAACAAATGGGAAAACGAAAAAGAATAGTACGCATACAAGTGGGAGAACTCAATGCGTTAATTGAACAACAGAAGAACAAGTTTGAAAGATCAAAGAGTATGTATGCAGAGGTCGTGCAAGACATCATGAAAGAAAATGATTGCTCCTGGACCGAGGCTAAACAGATATACAAGTTCAAGAAAGTAAGCCAAGGCATCAAGAGAGAGATAGATTTATTAAATTGTTCACACCCATAGATATGAAAGAATTAGAAATAGTAATAGCAAAAGTAAAATCATTATCAAACATTTTAAACATAGAGATATGGAACATAGAATTGTAAACGGACTACATATAGTAGATAGAGATGGACACATAAGTGTGTACACAGAACAAGAGTACAGAGACCTAGAGATACAAAACTCATGGTGGAATAGAGTAAAGGAAACACTAACTAGTTTAGGTGCAGGTGCATCGTGGGCAATTAAACATTAAACAGATGAAAACAACAAACGTATTGTACGCAACACTAGTAATACTATTAAGTATATGGTGCTTCTTAATATGGGAGGGTACACCTAGATTTACGATAGAGCAGATAATATATGTCCAGGCACTATGCCTAGCAAATATATTCGCATTAATAATAACACTTAAAAGAGAGCAGGCATGACAAAAGAGTTTGAAGACTGGCTTGTAAGCGACAATGTTTGTCGAGTTAGAGATAGCTCAGGCAAGTATTACGCATCACAAGACGCACTATATCGCAATAGGTTGTACACAAAAGAGCAGGCATGGGAGTACTACAAAAAAGAATTTATTAACTAATACAATTAGAATTATGAAAAATTATTACAGAGAATTAAGACACAATCCACCAACGCTAGAGGTGGTAAAAAATCCAAAGAGAGTAACACTAAAAATGGTTGAGTGTATGTGCGACAATCGTTCAGAAATCAAGTTTATAAAGACAGAAGATTTTTGGAAGGTATGGTCAGTTCTTCCGAGTGGAATGGGCAACGCAATGAGCAACTATCAGTTCGGTTGTGGTGCAACTGGAGGTGGCTTTAAGGCTAGTGCTGACGACCTATGTTGGATGGCTGAAGAAGGCAATTGGGATGGCATCCTAAAGACCATTAATAGTGGAACTGCCGTAATAGAAAAAGTAAGAAGTAATTAATAATATAGAGGGATAGCCGAAACCCTAAAGAGTAGGTTTAATTTAATTTATTAATTAATACAATAGAGTTATGAGAGAATACTTTAAGAAAGAAGTGACTAGCACTAAGGATGCTGAGTTATTCATTGACCAACTAGCAGCGGATGATTTGTTATATCATCCCGAAACATATGCTAAAGAAGTGGTGGACATGAGGTACGGCAAGAGATTGTTTACTGATGAAGAAGCCATTGAGTTAGACATACGAATGGATGAATGCTACTACTACATGGACGACCCGTGTGCGTACATACTAGACAATTTTGTTAACGATGAATCAGAGCTAATATGTTAAGTACTTGTTGTGACGCTGAAGCGAGCTATTTAAGTGATGATATATGTGGTGCATGTAAAGATCACTCTGACTTCTATGATGAAGACGAAGAAGAATTTATTAACTAACTAATATAATTAAACTATGGAAACAAAACAATTAGTGTACAAGATGCTAACAGAGAACACGGGTAAACACTTCTTAGATAGTGGTGGTACTGATGGGAGAATGTGGCAGAGAAACCAACGTAAAACAATGCAGGACTTTGAGGATGAAGATGAGGAGTCTTATGTATTTGACTATAGGTATGGAGATATAGAGAGGACTGTATCTGTGTTTCACTTCCTAACTAACAACCTAGAGATAGATGATATCTGTGAGGAGTTTAACAGACTACAAGATGAGAATGACAATTGGGATGCGGTGTGTAATCTATACGGTGTATCTACAGAGGCATATGAAATGCTAGACGAGTTACATGATATAGAGATAGAGAGTACATGGAACACGTACAACGGAGACTCTGACCTATCGCAGATATTGCAGGGTAGTAACCTTATTATTGATGGGGAGTATTACCATATCATACAGATACATAATGGTGCAGATGCTAGGGGAGGGTACACGCATGCCAGGATGTTCAAGGGTGGTGACCATTGTGATGGCATGATACACGAATACCTTTGGGAGTATAAGGATAGATGTGAGATACAAGACGATATAGATCAGGGGTATCTAACTGATATAAAAGATATCGATGACGAATCTATTACATATACAAGTAAAGAAATATTAAAACGTTGTGAAGAACTTAAATCAGATTGTTCACACCCATAATAACAAAAACTATGAGTAGAGATAAACACATTTGGGAAGGCTGGACTGTAGGAGATTTTATCGATGAGATAGAACCTACGTTTAACATGAAGCTAAGGGTTATACAACACCCTTGGCTTTCTGAGTCAGCATTAAAAGAGTGGGTTGCATCAGAGCAACCTTACTATAAAAAACATATACCTGAAGTATATGAATATTTTCTAACTAAAATTAAATTTTAACTATGAAATCAGAAGATCAAAAACACGGGTACAGATTTGAGAAAATCTTAAAAGGAAAGAAGGTAGATTCATGTAGGTACATGACTAAAGAAGAGGCAGACGACTTCGGTTGGTACAAGAGGCCACTATGTATAATATTCACAGATGGAACATACCTCGTATTACAATCAGATGATGAGGGTAATGATGGAGGCGCTGGGTTTATTGGAGGAGGTAAAGAAGACCACACAATCTATACGATATGAGTAAGTTCATGATATACAATGCAGATGAAGTAACATTCATACTAGCGAGAACCCTTGACGAAGCAAAGCAATGGGCAATAATGTATTGCGACCATTCTTATGAGATAATAGTAAGAGAAGTAAGTGATATTAAATATAAATACTAAAACTATGATACCAACACTAAGAATATTAACTAGGAAAACAAAATTAAGATTTGGAAAATGGAAAGATTATACTGTTCAAGAGCTACTTGACTTAAGAAGACAAAAAGAATTAATTTCTCCATATTATAAACTAACAACTATAAACTATACAGAAGACATACTCATTGAGTTAAAAATAACTAAAGATTACAGGATTGAAAAGCCTGGAACAGATAGAGAAATGTACTTTAAATTTATTAGTGAAAATGGCTACTATACAAAACATAAGCTTAAAGGAGGCGCGGATATAATGAAAATAAGAAGTAGGCCATTAAGCAAAGCACAATTAAAATCAATTAATCAATCAAATAAATAGAGTTATGGAAAAAAACAAATCAGTTTACGTAGGAGAAACAAACAGCTTACACTGTTCAGATGGGGAGCTAGTAATACATCATGGAGATGTGGGTAACGAGCAGGTCCTTGTAATAAACGTGGAAGAGTTATACAAAGACCTTCCGTTTATCATTGAGCAAGTATGTAAGGAACAAAAGAAGATGCAAGAGATGTATCTAAAAATGATTAAAGAATCACTTAATAAACTATAACTATGGGAAACATGAGCTACTGTCGATTTGAAAATACTGTGCGTGATATGCGAGACTGCATAGACGCTATAGAGTCAGGCGACACCGATGAATTAAACGAATATGAGTTAGAAGCATTAGAACAATTTCTATCTTTAGCCGATGAAATAAAGTATAACGAACATGAAATAAAATCAATATTAATTAGATACCAATAACTATGGGAGCAACAAGTATACATTACGATGCAAGTAAGAAACATTACAAATCAGCAAGAGAAGCCTACCAATCTTTGAGAGAAGAGGCACAGTATGAGTACGGACACGATATGTACAGCGGTACAATTGCCACGTGTTCATTGGAGGGTAAGATATCCGAGCCTAAAGATGACGATTCCTATGAGGAGGCATTGGATAATATAGACAAGAGAGAGTGCAAGTATTATGAGACAGACACACACTATGTATTTATTGGGTGGGCTGCATGTTAATCAATTAATTAATTTAAATCTAAATCAAATGCCAAATCACGTTTACGCACAGATAACTGTGTCAGAGAAGTATAGTAAGAAGTTAGAAGAGATAGCTAAGGTGGGGCTATGTAGATACTACAAGCCCATGCCTGATGAGCTAATCAACACATCAAGTCCTGCTAGGATTGTAACCCAATCAGAGTATGACAAGCAGATGGAGAAGAACAAGACAGATAAGTTCAAGCACTATCCATTGACCATAGACAGGCAAAAGATGTTGCTTGATAAATATGATGCAGATAATTGGTATGACTGGGCTTATGTAAATTGGGGGACAAAGTGGGGGTGTTATGACAATGAGTACGATGATGGGACATACAGATTTACCTCAGCATGGGGGCCTATTGATAGTAGCATCATCTTAGAGTTTTTAGTTAAAGACATACCAACTTTCAGTTATTATTATGAAGAGGAACAAGGTTGGGGTGCAGAGTTTGAGTTTGAAAACGGAGAAGAAACTAGTGGGTTTGAATGGGACTTACCTGATTGGGATTCCACAGATCACGATGATATATACTTCCTTGAAAATGATTACCAGAATAGTATAGGTAATTACAAAAAGGGGTACTATGGATGGGGTAGCCTAGATGAATATCTTGGAGACACGCTAGAAGAAGCTATAAAAGAATTATAATATATTGTTCACACCCATAAGTGTGTAAAAAATTAGACACGCCATAAATACAATCCTTAGTTGTCGCTAATGTAGGCCGTTGTAATGCTTAATCAGTTAAATTGAGAAGGCGTGTGGGCTTGATTAGTCCTTCATTACCTCATAAATTACAACAAGACTGACAGGACGGAAAGACGCCCCTCCAAGGAGGTAACTTAAAATTAATAATAATGGTAAAAGACCAACTGTTTAAAGTAAAACTCTCTAACTCTAAAGATAGTATCCTGGTTAGGACTAGGTATACATTTGACTTACAGGAGGCTAGGAGGTGGAAGAAAGAAGCGCCATATGGTGAGATTATTAACGCTCAAAACAATAAGATACAATGAATGTACTATCATTATTCGATGGCATGTCCTGTGGACAGATAGCCCTCAACAATCTAGGCATTAAAGTAGACAACTACTTTGCCTCTGAGATTGACAAGTATGCTATACAAATAGCTAAGAAGAACTACCCTAACATGGTTCATGTTGGAGACGTTACCAAGCTAAGTTACTCTGATTATAGAGGCTGTTTGGTAAGAGAAAAGGAATCAAAGTATATAGTTGACATTCCTAACTCAAAACGTATTGACCTTATTATGGGTGGCAGTCCATGCCAGGGGTTTAGTAGGGCAGGCAAGGGACTTGACTTTGAAGACCCTAGAAGTAAGCTGTTCTTTGAGTTTGTTAGACTCATAAAAGAATGCAAGCCAAAGTATTTCTTATTGGAGAATGTCAAGATGAACAGCGACAGCAGAGATATAATATCTAATTACTTAGGTGTGCAACCTATTTACATAGACTCAGCAGTATTATCTGCACAAACTAGAAAGAGATACTATTGGACTAATATACCTTATCTTCTTGATCCTGTTGACCAACGCATAAAACTAAAAGATATCATTCAAACAGAAGGAGAGCTTAAAGGCTCTAAGGTTGATGAGAGGATGGTAACTAATAAGGGTAAAGCCTATTGCTTAACAGCTAGGTATGCAGGTGCTACTTGGTGGAATAGTATAGAGAGAAGCCAACGCACTATGATAAGGATAGAAGATAAGGTTTGTTTTCCCGAAGCCACTAAGAAAGGTTATGTTGCAGCAGGTATTGGTGAGGGGATTGACATACAGTATCCTACTAGCACTACTAGAAGAGGTAGGTTGTTAAAAGATAAAGCCCACTGTCTTCAATCAGCAGAGACGAGTCAGGGAATTATAAATGAGAAATATAATTGGAGGAAGCTCACACCAATAGAGTGTGAGAGACTGCAAACAGTGCCAGATAATTATACTGAGGGTGTGTCTAATGCACAAAGGTATAAGATGATTGGTAATGGTTGGACAGTCAAAGTAATCGAGTATATACTTAAAAACATAAAGATATGAATCTACTAACACAAAACAGTAAGTTAAAGAAAACAAGTAAGGCTCTTAATTTAAGAGTCTTTAACTTTGGAATACCTGCATACAAGTCGGCAAGTGGTAAGCTTACCTGCCCTATGGCTGACGAGTGTGTTAAGTTCTGTTACGCAAAGAAGGGTGCTTATGTATGGAGTAATGTAAAGCCCGCCTTTGAAAAGAGATACCAACTTAGTAAGACTGTAGAGTTTATTGATGCTATGAATGCAGAGATAAAAAAGAAACGTCCTGATTATGTAAGGGTACACGATAGTGGTGACTACTACTCAAGGAGTTACCTAGCTAAGTGGATTACAATAGCTAATCAGAATCCAGATGTAAGATTCTACAGCTACACTAACATGATAGATATGATTTTAAAAACTAACCTACCTGATAACTACGACATCATATTCAGTGATTCAGGTAAACAAAAACATTTAATAGATGAAGAACTACACAGGCACACAAAGATTTTTAACAATATTGATGTTCTTAATTCCGCTGGCTATATTGATTCTAGCAGCATTGACTTGATGGCTACCAAATGGTTCAGTGATAATAAAAAAGTAGGATTAATCTTTCATTAATAAAAGCAAATAAATAGTTCTTATTTATAAAATAAAATGTATATTTGTAAAAAATAATAATTAAATTCTATACTGATGGGAAGATCAAGTGAAGAGTTCATTAAACAAAGAGAGGGAGAGTTGAACTCACTCCCCATTATTCAAGCACCATTTTCTTGGGGCTTTATTTCTAACGATACTAATACTGAAAAAAATGAAGAACAGAATATTTAATCTGTATGCCAACTTCGTATGTGAGGAGTGTGGCATTACAAGAGAGGAATTATTTTCCAATACCAGAGAGATAAGATTCTCTATTCCAAGGTACATACTGTACTACATATGTACCAAGAGACCAATGAAGATAGTAGACATTAGAAACCTAATGAAAAGCAATGGCTTTGATGTTACTAGACAGAACATTGACTATGGTATTGAAAAGATAAACAAGTCTACAGACAAAGATGTGTGGGACTTAATTGAAAAATGCATAGAAAAATTTAATGACTAAAAAGTATACCCTTTTAGATATATGGCAACAGGCCATTGAAGATAATGTCTCTGTAGACATGTCTTATGGAAACAAACAAGCATACATTTATAAAGGTATTAAAGTTGTTAAGGTACGTGATGAAATAAAAATACTCAACACTAGAACCTTTGGATTAGAGTATGAAGAGATAGAGGAATATCTATACGACTCATTTCTAAACAATGGATTTAGGCCAGGGGTTGTAGATGTCTTAAAGAAATCCTACTTAGATAGGATAGAAGCTTTAAATAAAAGCATAAAGAAAGAGATCAACAGCAGGAACAATAAAAAACATTACAAGTCTATGAAGATTAAAAGAAGTGAATTAATAAATAAGTACAGTAAAATTTCTAAAACCAAACGATTATGACAAATTATGACGCGTATAACGCACAAGCAGTAGACAAGGGTAACATATGGATTTTATTCCTATTATTAGGATGGTCTTATGGAAGTATGAACAAGATGGGTAAACAAATATTCTATTACCTAACATTAGGTGGCTGTGGTCTATGGACATTGTATAGGCTATTTACACTTAGTGGTGCTATTAAGAAGCACAATAAGAAGGTAGCTGTAAAGTGTGGGCTATCTACAGAGGACATGTTAAAACTAGAACTAATATAATTTAAAACAAAATGGCAACAAAAACAACAACGGGAAAAAAGACAACATTCAAAACATTAGCAGCACTTAATGTTAAGGATAGATTAGAAAAGAAAGGAAGGTTTGATTACTTATCTTGGGCATATGCCTGGGCTATGGTAAAAGACCAATACCCTGATGCAAACCGAAAGGTATATGAGTCAGAGGCAACTGAGTTGAACTTCTTTACAGATGGCAATACAGGTTATGTAAAGGTTGGTGTAACAATAGAAGGTGTAGAGCATATCGACTACCTACCTATAATGGGACACAACAACCAATCACTTAGTGTGGATAAGATCACATCATTTGCAGTAAACAAGACCATACAACGTAGTACGGTTAAGGCTATTGCTATGCATGGATTGGGATTATCTTTATGGGCAGGCGAAGATTTAGTAGACATTAGTGAGGCAGCACCTGCTGTTAAGCAAGAGTCTAAGCCTACACTTAAGAAGACCAGTGATAAGTGGAATGATGTAGTAAACTATGTTAAGGCAAACAACACTAAGTCGTTGTCTTCAATAGTTAAGACACTAGAAACTAAATACATTATACCTACAGCAATCAAAAAAGAATTATCAGCCTATGTCAAGTAATATAATAGAACAGTTAAGAGACGATTCTAAATACTACGGAGACTTTGGTAAACAATATCTATCTAACTCAGATATATATAACCTACTAAAAAACCCTAGACAATTTAGAAAGAACGATAAAAGCCTTCCATTAATAATGGGGGGTTACTTTCACACGGCAATGTTAGAGCCTGAGAAGCTTTCTAACTACAAAATAGTAGAGGCTTCAACAAGATCAACCAAAGTATTTAAAGAGTACATTACAGCTAACGATTTGCATCCATACGATGTGTTGTTAAGTAAAGAGGTGGACACTATTAATACTTGGGTAGACTCAATGAAGTCTAACTTTGTAATGCATACAGATATCTATGAGTCAACTAACATATATGAGCAGCCTGCTGTTACTGAGTTGTTTGGTTTGACCTGGAAGGGTAAGGCTGATATTGTAACAAAGGACAAGGTGATTGACATCAAGACCTCTGGAGACATCAACAAGTTTAAGTGGAGTGCTAATGACTACAACTATGATAGTCAGGCATACATATACCAACAACTATTTGGTAAGCCTGTTGAGTTCTATATAGTGGATAAGAAGACCTTAATGCTTAAGATAGCAAAGCCAAGTGAAGAAACCTTACTAAGAGGTAGAGACAAGGTTATAAGAGCTGTAGAGATGTATAAGAAGTTCTTTGCTGAAGATGCAGAGAAAGACCTCACACAGTTTGTTGAGTACGAACAGTTTTAATTCTTTTCACACTCATAATAATAAAGGAGTCAGAGTAGCTTCTCCAACTAAGCTACCAAATAAATACCATTAAATATGTCACAAGACAAAATTTTTGCAGACGGTTTCATCTTCAAGAGAAGAGAGAACGCACCCGATTTCGTAATAGGTAACATCAGCGTAAAAGTTGAGAGCGCTATTGAGTTTTTAAAAGCCCATGATAAGAATGGATGGGTTAATCTAAATGTTCTTAACAGCAAGGGAGGTACAGCTTATATTGAGCTTGACCAGTTTGTTCCTAAGAAAAGTCAGGATAAAGCTCCTGCTCCTGCTCCTGTAAAGGAAGAGGAAGAAGATGATGGATTACCATTCTAATACACTCTAATAGAATAGATTAGGGGCTATTTGCCCCTTTTCTTTTCTTTTATCTATGTTAAGAATGCTTAGTTTTTCCCTTAGATATACAAATTAAAAAAAATAATATTAATAAAACTATATAAAGAGTATATAGAAAAAAAGTCAGCATATGCAACATAACAATGTTACTATATTTAGAAATATAAGGGACACCTCCACTCCCTTCTTCAGAGACTTGAACTCTATCCTTGAAAGAATAAAGGAAGGTAAGTCAAAAGATTTGATTAAACAGATTAGATCAGAGAAGAACAAAGAGGTTAGGCAAGAACTTAAAAAGAGTTTACCTGCTATATGTTTTTCAGGAACATTCAATAAGAGAAGTGATGATAGCTTGATTGAGCATAGTGGTTTTATATGTTTGGATTTCGATGGTTATAAAACCAAGAAAGATATGACATCTGAAAAAGAAAGGCTATCAAAAGATAGATACGTTTACTCTGTATTTGTATCGCCTAGCGGTAATGGTCTAAAAGCTATTGTTAAGATACCTAAAGAACCAGAGAACCATAAGAACTATTTCATATCACTAGAAAGATATTTTAATTCTGATTACTTTGATAAGACTAGTAAGAATATATCAAGAGTTTGCTATGAGTCGTATGACCCATTAGTTCATGTAAACGAAAACTCAAACACCTGGACTAAGATAGAGGAGCAGGAGTACAAGGTTGTAGATAAGTATTCATCTAGGCCTACGATACCTGTCACTAATGAGAAAAAGATAGTGGATATACTTATGAAGTGGTGGACTAAGAAGTATGGTATAGTTGATGGCGAGAGAAACAATAACGTATACATATTGGCTGCGGCCTTTAATGACTACGGAGTTACTAAGTCACTAACAGAATATATCATGTCTCAGTTTCAGAGTAGTGATTTTACAATGAATGAAATACAGACCACTATAAACTCTGCATACTCACAAACTCAAAACCATGGCTCTAAGTATTATGAGGATGAGGATAAGGTTAATCAGGTTAGGGTTAAATTAAAACGAGGAGTATCAAAAAAAGAAATTCGTCTTCAATTAGTTGAGTCAGGTATTGAAGATGCTATAGCGGTTTCTACTATAAGATCAATAGAAGAAGAAGATAATGACAAAAGGTTTTGGACCAAGAGCGATAAGGGTGTTATAACACTAATACATTATTTGTTTAGGCAGTTTCTTGAGGACAATGGATTCTGGAAGTATTCTCCTGAAGGTACTAAGAGTTTTATATTTGTTAAAGTAACCAACTACAAAATAGACCATACTACTGAGGAAGAAATCAAGGACTTTGTGTTAGGGCATTTGGAAAAACTTGATGATATGTCTATCTATAATTACTTTGCAGATAAGACAAGGTACTTTAAGGAAGAGTTCTTGTCCCTGTTAGGAACTGTTAATGTTTACTTTATTGAAGACGATAAGAATACAGCATACCTGTATTATAATAACTGCGCTGTAAAGGTCACGAAGAATAGCAAGACCACGATAGACTACCTAGACTTGGGTGGATATGTTTGGAAGGACCAGGTTATAGATAGAGACTTTGAGTTGTGTGAGTCACACGAATGTGATTACAAAACATTCGTATCAAACGTAGCAGGATCTGATAAGAAAACTATTAAGTCAATGGAGAGTACGATAGGCTATATGCTTCATGCTTATAAGAATCTATCTTACTGCCCTGCTGTTATATTGAATGATGAGATTATATCAGACAATCCAGAGGGTGGTACAGGTAAGGGTTTATTTATCAATGCCATATCCAAGATGAAGAAGTTGGTAGTTATTGATGGTAAAGGTTTTAATTTTGAGAAGAGTTTTGCCTACCAGTTGGTTAGTGCAGATACTCAGATACTTTGTTTTGATGATGTCAAGAAACATTTTGACTTTGAAAGATTGTTTAGTGTTGTTACCGAGGGGTTAACACTAGAGAAGAAGAACAAGGATGCAATCAAGATACCATTCCATAAGTCACCAAAGGTTGCTATAACAACTAACTATGCGATTAAGGGTAAGGGTAATTCATTTGAGAGAAGAAAGTGGGAGTTAGAGTTTAAGCAATTCTATACAAAAGAATTTACTCCATTGGTAGAATTTCAAAAGCTTTTATTTTCTGACTGGAATGAAGATGAGTGGTGTGCATTTGATAACTATATGATAGAGAACCTTATGTACTATCTTAATCATGGATTAGTTAAATCTGAATTCAAGAACCTATCTATTAGAAAACTATCTGCTGCTACCTCACATGAGTTCATTGAGTTCTGTGGATTGATACTAGGAAGCAATCCAAATGAGTTACTTAGAATGAATGAAAAGATATACACTAAAGATTTGTTTACAGAATTTATAAGTGAGAATCAGGATTATGCGCCAAGGGCTAAAAGAAGTATTTCTAACATTGCTTTTAATAAATGGCTAAAAGACTATGGAGAGTTTAGGAAAGATGTAGTTAATGTAGTTCTAGACAGAGACTTAAACGGTAAGTTTATTATTTACTCAACAAAGAAAACTAACCCAAAACAAAAAGAAGATGAGTTTGAATTCTGATCTACAATGGTGTATCGACAATGACTTTCAGGTTTATATAAAGAAGATGGACCATAGCGGTTATTTTAAAGTTGCTATAAGAAAAGGAGGTATATCATCTAATGGTAAGGATATTTTCTTTTGTAAAGAAACTCAGATGAACTTGTATAGTGTAGAGAAGCTTGGTAAAATAGATTATAAGAATCAAGAGAAAGCTAATAAGGTTTTACCAGGTGTCTACAAGTATTTAAAAGAAACATACCAAAAAAAGCTATGAAGAAAAAAGAATGGTTGTTCATGCAAACACCAAAAGAAAAAGCATACGAGATATATAAGAAGTTTTACAATGTAGATGGTCAAGACTTTCACAATACGGTTAGTAGTAAGATATCAAAGCAATGTGCTAAACTACACGTAAGACTTATACTTGAAAACGAAATAATAAAACCATCTAACAACCAAGCAATAGAATACTATCATTTGGTTGAAGAAGAAATACATAAGATATGAAAGAAATTATAGTTTTTAGTTACCAGGGTTCAGATCCTATTTTATACAAGGAAGTTGATTATAAATTTTCAATTGGCGATACTGTATATTGTGAATTAACAAAAGAGGAATTAGAAATTCTGAAAGATTTTTACCCTCATTCAGATTGTGAAGGGGTTATAACTAAAAAATGGATTAATATAGTAGATATGAAAATATTATGGACTGTTGATATTTCCTAATGCACCCTAACGTAATACAGATAAGAATAGTTGTGAATTAAATAAAAAATAAAACAAATGATAAGTAGAGAAGAATATAATAAAGCATTAGACACAGTAGAAGCCTACCATAAACAATTATTTTTATGCGATGTTGGTAGTAGTTTAATAACCAAAAAAACGCCAATAGATAAATGGAGCGAATACGCTAAATTGCCGACAAAAATAAAAAATGTCTTTTTCAGAACAGGGACTGAATTTATGGAGGATATGACTTATGAATTAATGATGAGGCAGCCATATTTAGGACAAAGTCATTGGAGTACTTTTATAGCACTTAGAGGTTATTAAATTACTACCAACTCCGTATAACGTTAACTAAAATAAACTATGATAAAATTTAGAGACTATCAGAAGGATATTATAACCAAAGGGGTTAAGTGTTTGCTTGATTACAGTTTTGTATACTTGTCTATGGAAGTAAGAACAGGTAAGACGCTTACATCACTAGGAATCTTAAATAAGATTATGAGTGTGAACAGAGTATTATTCATTACAAAGAAGAAGGCAATAAGCAGTATTGAATCTGATTATAAGCTACTGAGTCCAGACTATGAGATATTCGTTATAAACTACGAATCCTTGCATAAGGTTGATCTTAAAGGTTGGGATGCGATTGTGTGTGATGAGGCTCATAGTATGGGGGCTTTTCCAAAGCCAAGTAAAAGAGCAAAGCAGGTTAAAGAGTTTGTAATTAAAAACAACCCATACGTAATACTGCTATCAGGTACACCTACTCCAGAGTCATTTAGTCAAATGTATCATCAGGTATATAGTATAGCAGGTAATCCTTTCAGAGAACATACAAACTTCTATAAGTTTGCTAGAGAACATGTTGTCGCTAAGACAAAACGTATAGGTTCTTTTATGGTTAATGATTACTCAGATGGAAAACAAACTATACTTGATAAAATGAATCAGTATATGATTTCATACACTCAAAAAGAAGCAGGGTTTAATTCTTCTATAAAAGAAACCATACTTACAGTTGATGCTCCAGAATCTATTCACAGCCTCTGTAAGCTACTTAAAAAAGATTTAGTTGTGCAAGGTAAGGATGATGTTATATTGGCTGATACAGGCGTTAAACTAATGCAGAAGCTTCATCAGATGTATAGCGGAACTGTTAAGTTTGAAAGTGGCAACTCTATGGTCTTAAATAATTTCAAAGGGGAGTTTATTTACAACAACTTTTGTGCTAATAAGATAGGAATATTTTATAAATTTAAAGAAGAATTGAATTGCCTTAAAGAAGTGTATGGAGATCAATTATGCACAGACTTAGAGACGTTTGAAAGTACAAACAAATCTATTGCATTGCAGATTGTTAGCGGTAGAGAAGGCATTAGTTTAAGACAAGCAGAGTACCTAGTCTATTATAACATAGACTTTAGTGCTACTAGTTATTGGCAGAGTCGTGATAGAATGACTACGAAGGATAGACCTGAGAACGAAGTCTTTTGGATATTCACTAAGGGAGGAATAGAGAAACAAATATATAGAACAGTAAGCAAGAAAAAAGATTATACGTTAAAACATTTCAAAAGAGATTTATTAACTTTAAATTAAATACAATGAACGAAAGAAAAAATTATAATAAACTAACTTATGTATGCGACAATTGGTCGTATGAAAACTCATACAATGATGTAAAAGTAAAACAGTTGGTAAAATGGATACATGAAGAAGGAAGGCCTCTTGAGAGAAAAGAGATTTTAGAGAAATCTAAATCCATGTTTATAAAAGAACGAACTTTAGCTGATATATTAAAGAAATTAGTTTTAACTAAAAAAATAAAAAGGTTATCTCATGGTGTGTATCTAGGTAAGTGTAAAGTTTTTTATACTTATGACAACTTTGGTGAGTCAAGATGGTGTGTAAACTGTGGTCAACCTGAATCAGAACATTAACTTTAAATTAAATATAATGGTAGAAGCAATAGGTTGGCTAACTATAGCCTGGATAGTAATGGTAGTAGGAAAAGCAATAGGTAGAAGAATATGGCCTGAAGACTGGAGAGATGATAGTTAAATTAGACGAATTAGAGATAGAGCTATGCGAATATATTGGGAAGCTTAGATCTAGTATAGCTAGAAGTAATAATGTTTTTGATGCCAAAATAGGAGACCAAAACGGAGTAGAAGCAGATATTCAAGGATTTAAAGCAGAATATGCTTTTGCTAAAAAAAATAATTTATTTCCAGATTTTGGATTGTCACCAAGAAGTGGTAGTGCTGATGGAGTAACAAAAGAAAATAATAGATACGACATAAAATCTACTAACTATAAAACTGGTAACTTACTTTCTACTTTAAAAGTAAATCAAGATGTAGACGTTTATGTTTTAGCTTACGTAAACAAAAACATAGTGGATTTTGTAGGTTGGGCTACTAAAGATGAATTAATAAGAAAAGAAAATATAAAAAGCTTAGGGCATGGCTCTGGATATTTTTTAAGCAGACATAAGCTACATAAATTTTAATATGACAAAAGAAACTTTAGGAGAAACAAGAAAAACTATTTGGGTATTTGGAAAACCACAAAGTATGTGGATTCCAATGATGAATCCAAAATATTTAACCGAGAATAATCTTTGGGACAATGACGGAACAACAGATACAAGCGAAAAGGATTAAACAGCTAGAGGCTGAAGGGTACTATGTTATCAAGCTTATTAAGACTAATAAGAATGGCATACCTGATGTTGTAGCTATACCACCTAACTGTGGTGTCCTATTCTCTGAAATAAAAAAGCCAAAGGGCAGGGTGTCTGCCTTACAAGAATATAGACTAAAAGAATTAGAAAAGCATGGAGTCAGAACAGAAGTATATAGAGGATGAGTTTGAATTGGATGAAAACTTCCTATATCAAATACACACATTTAACCCTAGTGTAAAGAATAAGATAGCAGCGCAAATAGATACCTTAATAGGTCTGCCTACAACAAAGGGTTTAGACAAGTTAAAGTCTGGAGTAGTACACGATAAAGATGGAACACCAACTTTCTTTACTCTTTCCTATTCCAAAAGAAATAAGAACTCACCATCTATACTGTTAGATATATTTGAAATAACACTAGACCAATACCTAAACGATATTAATTTAAACATTCATATAAAATGAAATTCGAATCATCACCTGAAATCAAATTAAAAAATAAAGTAGAAGCCGAGTCAATTAAGGTATTAATTGAACAAGAAATGGAAATTGAAAATATATTTAAAAACACTAGAAGACGAGAGTATGTGGACGCAAGAAGAATACTATTCTACATTCTTAGAAACAACTTTCTTCTAACCTATTTTGAAATAGGAAGGATTTCTAAAAGAGATCACGCAACTATTATACATGCAATTAAAGATTTTGATTATATAATTAAGGCTGACCCAATATTAAATGGTGTATATCAAAAAGCGCTAGAAAGAGCTGAGTTTATTACAACGTACTCTCCAGAGGCAAGAAAAGAAGAGATAATCAAAAAGATAGAACAGCTTAACGAAGAGTTACTTACTTTATCTAATTAAAATAATTAACTTTTATTTTGTATCTTTATTGACATGGAAAACAATAATGTAGGTTACAGACCAAGACTTACTGATGAGGAAAGTGTGATGATAAGTAATCACAGAGCATTAAAAGTAGAATGCGAAACTAACGGAATACCAATGAGTGATGTAAATCATTACTGGTATAAAGGCAAAAGCTTTTCTCTTCATGTAAAAAACAACGGTGTCTCTTTAGACAAAGTAAGAGAGGATATTATAAAGGAAATGAATAAACATTCTCCTTCATATCCTAAGATTAAAAGAACAAAACAGAAAGACCCTCACCTACTAGTAATTGATCCTGCTGACATACACATAGGTAAGCTAGCATCATCATTTGAAACAGGTGAGGATTATAACTCACAGATAGCTGTCAAGAGAGTAAAGGAAGGAATACAAGGAATACTTGAAAAGTCTAATGGCTTTAAAATAGATAAGATATTATTTGTAGGTGGTAACGATATACTTCATATCGATGAGCCACACCGAAAAACAACAGCAGGTACACCACAAGATACTGATGGGATGTGGTACGAAAACTTCCTTACAGCAAAAAAACTTTACATAGATGTATTAGAAACATTAATCGCAGTGGCAGATGTTCACTTTGTTTACAACCCAAGTAACCACGATTACATATCAGGATTCATGTTATCGGACTCTATACAGTCTTGGTTTAGGAAAAGCAAGAACATTACATTCGATTGCTCAATAGCCCATAGGAAAGGTTTTAAGTACGGAAATAACTTAATTGGAACAACACATGGAGATGGAGCGAAACAAGCTGATTTACCCCTTATAATGGCTAATGAGTTCTCTCAGTGGTGGGCAGACACAAAGCATCGTTATGTTTACACACACCATATACATCACAAGTCTAGTAAAGACTATCATGGCATTACAGTTGAGTCGTTAAGGTCACCAAGCGGATCTGATTCCTGGCATCATAGAAAAGGTTATGGTGTTGGTGGAATAAAAGCTGTCGAAGGATTTATACACTCAATGGAACATGGACAAGTAGCAAGATTAACACACATATTTTAAAAGATGGAAAACACAAAATGTATTGAAGTAAGAAAAGATTATTACCTATTAATAGTTAATGACGTTTCACTAGGCGAGTTTGAAAAAAGTGACTTAAGACACGTAATAGAAGTTATAGACAATGCAATATAAACAAGACACAACTCTTCTAGAGGAACGATATTCTTCTAGAAAGATTAATGGATTAGATGTCATTGATTTAATTAAGCACTGGGATTTAAATTTTAACGAAGGGAATATTCTTAAATACCTACTAAGAAAAAAAGGAGACGATATATCTGACATGAAAAAAATAGCTGACTATGCAAATAGAGAAGCAGAACACTTACAAAATGATGGAACAAATTAAAGAGCAAATACTAAAAGAGAAGTTGAAAGATAAACCCAACTTCTCTTTGATTAGAAAATTACAACAGTTAATTGATAAGGTTAAAAATTAAAAAGATTTAGGATTAAACGATTTTCCACTTTTCTTTTTTCCTTTCTCATTACCAAAAGAAGCTGGTGAAAAAGATTTATCATTTTTACTTTTGCTATTTGTTTTTTCAACTTTACGATCCTTACCTTGATCTATTCTTTTTAGTTGCTTTGCTTCATTATCTATCATTTTTTGAGAAGGATTTTTAATACCTCTCTGATTTAGTACAGCTTCAGCTTCTACAATATAATCAACTTTCTCTTCTATTTCTCTTGATTTACCTATATCCTTAAAAGCTCTTTCAGCAATATATCCTACTTCACTTGAATTTAAAACAGGGACACCAATTAAATGCATAGCATAAGCCATAGTCGTCATTTTCAAGGCGTTTAATTTTTCAGGGTCTATTTCAGCTTTACTTTCTCTACCCATAAAAACAGTGGTCTTTTCTCCTGTAACAATTGTTTTAATCATATCAGCAAGTATTACTGCTTTTTTTGCACCGATTCCTAATGTACCTAGTTGGTCAATTATTTTTTTATCTGTCTTTGCAAAGAACTGAAATGGATTATCCTCATCGTCTTGAAACATAGACATCAATCCGTTTATTTTATTTAAACTTTCGTCATTTAAAATAGGTATTGGAACAAGAATATCTGCTAATGCATTTCCAGTTCTACCTATTAACCTTTGATTAAACTCTTTCTCTCTTTTTTCTTCTCTTGCTCTTTTATTAGCATATCTGTTTAAATTCGGGTCTTCTTCTTCTCCTGATATTAATCTTGCGGCAGCAGCTAATGTTTGAGTTATTCCTAAACCAATAGCATTAAACATTGCTGTTTCTACACCTAAACCTCCCAATGACCTAAGCGCTCTAGTCTTATCACCTGGAAGAGCAGTTGGGTTATTAGTTAAAGTATTTATATCTGAATACATTCTTGTTTTTTGATTTAACAAAAAGTTTGCAAAAGGAAATAATGTTTTACGAACCATTTGAGAACCAAAGTTTTGATTAGTAAACAAGTCTCCTTGAAGGTCTTGGTCAGATGTATTTTGTTGCCTATCCACTTGTTGCTGTGCATACTGTGCAGCTTTTTTGTCTAATGGTTTAGACCAATCAATATTAGTAGTATCTCCTCCATCTTTTTTTACTTGCTGAATATAATAAGCAATAAAAGAAGCTCTTGCTGTCTGAACATCTGGATACACCAAGAAAGCTTCAAGTGTCTTTTTATTTATTTTATCAGCAGCATCAATTACTCTACCTCCTTTTGTCTGTGCTTTCTTTTTAATTCTACTATCAGCATTTTCAATATCTGATTGAGATTGTATTCCCCTGTTAGCAATAGGTAAGCCTGAATTGTCTATAGCCTTTTGAACCTCAGCATCAAAAATTAACTTAGATCCTTTTAATGTATTGCTGAGACCTGCATTAAACATTGTGTTAAAAATAGGAACTATTTGTTTTACAAACTGAGTTGGCCCACCTAAAACTCTAGACACACCTAATGTAGCAACCTTATTCAAACGATTTAAAGCTCTTTTTGTTGAACCATCAACATATTTTTTACCTCGTTTAGAATCTACATAGCTATTTATTCTTTCATTAATTATTTCTTTTGCTGATTCATTTGTAAAAACTTCGTTAAAAGCTTTTGACTCTCTAGCTCCTTTCACTTGTTGTATAGAAGGGGCTGTATATATATCAGTTAAAGCAGCTTTATAATTACTCATATTCTGAGCATCAAAACTTAAGTTTAATACATCTCCTGTCTCAAGAGAACCAGGTTTAGTAGCTTCTTTTAAAACACCTGTTTTTTTGTCGTAAGCGCTTTTTCTTTTATTTCCTTCAGGATTAAAAACAGGTTGTGTTATATCTACATCTTCTGCTTTTGGTTGCTTTACTTTTTGAATGTTTCTAGGAGTATAGTTAGTATCTTTTCCTAAATTCTTGTTATATACATTCAAGGACGTATCAGCTAATTCATTATATTTTTTAGCCCAGATTTCCGTAACATATTTTACTCCATCTAAATTTGCAGGGTCTGCTTTACTTTCAACGTCCTCTATAGAGTTAGAGTCTTTCAAAAGCTTATCATATTGAGCTTTAACAATCTCACCTTTTTTAACTTTTAACTTGTCTCCTGAAGCCATAAGTCTCTCATAAGTTTGCTGAATAAGTTTCTTACTCTTTTCAAATTCCTTTTGTTCTTTCCCTGGTGTAAACCTCCTTACATCTGCTAATATACCTCTTTGAGTATCATTGGATTCGTCAAAGTATATACCATCTTGCATTTTCTTTTTTGCAAATTTATCTGCATAATCTTTCTCTGTATTAGCTGCTTCTTTTTGAGCTTTTGCGCTACCGTTTATTATTCCATCAAGCCCTAAAGCCTCCATAACCATTCTCGCCTTCTGTTGAGACTTAAATGTAAGTTCAAAGACATTAGGTAAAGTGGATATTTGTTTATTCCAAAACTTACCTAAGCCAAATAATGATTTGTTTTCAGTATTTTTAATTCCTTTATTTTTTAAACGAGTTATTTTAGTATTACCAACTTGCTGCATTAGAGAAGCCTCCATTCCACCCGTAGATTGGTTAAGCTCAAAATTAACTATCGAATCTAATGCTTCCAATTTTTGCTTGGTAGTCATTAGACTTAAGTCCATGTTTAAAAAATTATTGATTAAAGTTTTTTGAGTCTTGGTAACCTTTATGTCTCCAGACTCTATAGCTCCTTTTATATTTATCTTAGTGTTTTTAAAAGCGTTATTTGCTGCTTTATCAATTGCGTTCTTTTTATCCTTAAGAATCTGTGCATCTGTTTCAGAAGTATTTGTTGAACCATCTACCTCATACAGTATCTCTTTCATTTGGTCAAGAGTTAAGTCCCCTGGTTCTAGCCCTGTCAATTCTTGAAATGACTCTTTGGCTAACTCATAGTTTCTTTCTGATTCTAATTCAGTTTCTTTTTTTGAATACTCCTCAATTTTTTTAATATCAAAAGGCTTACTTACTTTAAGTTCCCCCTTAGATGGTTTCTTAGTTGGTGTAAGACCATTACTAATTTCAGATGCTTTTTCTAAATATGTATCAATATCGTTTACATTGCTTGGATTTACTTGAGTAAATTTCTTTGCAGCGTCAGACAGTCCAGCTTCTTTACCTTTTAATTTATTCTTAATAGATTTTTGAAGTTTTTTAGCCTTATCTAGCTTATTAGAATACTCAGCATCATTCATTGCTCTTGTAGTAAAATCTATTACGTCTTGAACTTTCTTGGCGTTATATAAATTTACATTAGAAACTTTTTTAAGTAATGAGTTTGCTTTTTTAGTTGTAATATTACCTGCTTTCAGAACTAAATCTATAGCCCCCTGTAATCCTTTTCTTCTTTTGTTTACATCGTTTTTAGCATTTCTAGCAACCCTAGCTTCCTTCTGAAGATCTTTCTTCATTGCCGAATAGTCGCTCTTTACTTTAATAGTCTTAGGCTTTCCTTTTATTTTTGTAGAGGCTATTATAGATTTATAAGTATTAGCTGTTACTGTCTGACTGTTTGTCTTTCCTATAGCATCTACTTCAGCTTTAACTGCTCCTTCAGATTTAGCGTACAAGTCTATTTCTGCATTTGAAAATTCCGTATCACCCCTAGCTATTTTTAAAGCTAAGGCTCTTTCTTTAGATTGTGTTTTGGGTTGTTGTTTTTTCTTTTGAGCAACCGCATTATCTATTGCTTCTTTATTTTCTGCGTAAAACTGAATAGCATCTTCAGAAAAAGATTCTTGATTTCCTCCTTCAACAATACGATTTGCAAATGACTCTATTTTATTGTTCACACTCATATCTCCCTCTGTTGAGGTAGGTTCTGTTAACTGTTCAACATCTGTCTGCGTAGTCGTGTCGCTAGGCTTATCGGTTTGCGTTTCACCTTCTTCGATTTGCGTGTCGGTAGTGACTTGCTCAACGTCTCCTTCTCCCACTTGTTGCAATTCCACTTCGGAGTCTTTCCCTCCTTCTGTGCTTGTTGGAGCATCTGGTAGCACTTGCTCCTCTGTGCTTGGCTTTGAAATGGCATCTTTTCCTTTTTTAATTAATACTGGCAACTCTACATCAATAGTGTATGTTTTTTTTCCTCTCTTAGTTCCTTGTCTTTTTATTTTTACCTCAATACCTGGATAAGCTTTTTTTATTTTTTCAACTTCAGCTTCAGCTTTAGCTTTATCATCAGTCTTAAAAGGATCATAAGCAGCTTGACCTTTCTCTTCTACAGATTGTTTTGTTGCATCACTATATTTTGTGGTATTAGTAACAACGTTACCATCGGCATCGGTCTCTACATCTAAATTAGATTTATTGAAAGTCCTAAGTCCACCCTCAGAAATAGTAGTCGTTTCAACAACTCTTGCGCCATCAGGTAATGTAGCATCAGCAGATGTAATCATATTCTTAAACGCACCACCTGTAGACTCCATTTTTGCTGAAAACTTATTTGTTGGCCTTCCGTTTTCATAAACCCTAACATATCCGACAAAGTTTTCTTTGTTTTTAGAAGTTATAATAACATCTAAAATACCTGTCTCTGGATTTACATAAGTTGCTGTTGATACCCCTTCTTTATCAAGACTTGTAACGTTTGATATGTTTGCTTCTCCTTTAGGATTAGAGGGAGTTACTAACCTTTTGTCTGTATGATATTCTCTAAGTCGGTCTTTTGGAACTTGCTTTTCTGTGCTTGGCTTTGAAATGGCATCTTCTTTTTGTTTTGTTAATTCTTCTTGAACTTGTAATTCGTCTTTTTTATATAGAGCATCTAGTTGCTGGTCAACAGCCGCTATCTGTTTATCAATTCTAGCTTTACCTGGGCCTTCTAGTCCCTGTTTTTTGTTTATTAAATTCTGTCTTTGAGTTAATAAATCAGATGCAGGTTGTAAGTTTTCAGAAACTTTTATAGTCCCTTGAGTTTTTAACTCAGCTGACTGCATATTGTAAATTTCTGTATATGCATTTGAAGCCTCTTTTTCAGTCAAAGAACCTTCTTTAACTAAAACATCTAATGTAGATTGTAAATCTTTAACATTTGCTGCTGCAAGCCTAACTAAGTTAGACCTTCTATTTCCTGACAATAAATTTTTAGCACCCAAACCAGAGGTAGCTCCTACGGTCATTACTACAGTTTCCATTATACCTGCCTTTGTAATTTTGTCACTTAAAACTTCGTTTCCAATATGTCTATTCACCAAATGGTTTATACCCTTTTCAGAAAAATAAACTGGAAGCTCTTCTATAAAAAGTTCTTTAGCGTTTTCTTTTAACAAACCCTTGCCCTTATCTACAAGTTGTTTTACTGTGAATTTTTTACCTTCTTTTAATGCTAGGTTTTTAATCTGGTCTTTAATTCCTGTAAAACCTGTTAGTAATTTTTGATTACCACCTGCTAATCCAGAGAATATACCATCTAAAGTAGATATTGCCTGACCTGCATTAACAGCTATATTCATAGCTTCTTTTTCAGACATACCTGAAGCTACTAGCTGAGACCTTACGTCCTCCACGTTCCCTGTAATACCACTTGCAAAAGAAGTAATTCCCATTCCTAGACCAGCTCCTTTAGGGCCTTTAAATCCTAGTTTCTTTGTTACTTTTCCTGATGTTCTAATTAAGCCGTATAAGTGTACAAGCATGCCTACTCCTCCTTGAGTTACAGATCCTGCTGTCCAATTAGTTACAGTCTCTGTAACATCTTTAGATAGTGTTTGTATTTCTTTTATTTTTTCAGGAGAAATAATCCCATCCATTCTTATGTTCGTATTTGCATCATATACTGTTCCATTTTCATCAACAATATATTGTTTACCCATACTTAAAACTGGCTTTCCGTCTAAAAAAGCAGATCTTTTTACTGCGCCAGTTGTGATATCAAGAGTCTCCTTACTTTGGGTAAACATTTCTTCAAGGCTTTTTAAAACACCTTTATTATCAAATTTATCATCTCCCTTCCCTATAGTTGCAATCCTTTGGTCAAAAAAAGCAGGTATAGAAGCGAAAAAATCAAGACCAAAACCAGCCAAACTATTTCCTGCAACAGCAAGTAACTCAACTAATCCTTGACCTCCTTCAGCTGCTCCACCTTCCTGAGCGGCCTCATACATTGCTTTTCTTCTTCTTAAGTCAGTATCCTCTGTGTATTTTGTAAGCACAGGAAAATCTTTAATAGTAGTAGAAATGCTTTCAACTTTTGCGTAAAATTCTTTGGTTAATTCTTTTCCCTCATTTTTTAATTCTTTTATCTGTTTAGGGTCAGAGGTTAAATCTATTTTCGCTTGAATTTGATTTAATCTCTTACTAATTTGATTAAGTTGTGCCGTCTTGTATGATTGAACTTTTTCATAATAATTTTTTTGTTCAAAGTACTCATCACCTTCATCATCTGTAAGAAGTTTCTTCATCCACTTGTATACACCAGTTTCGTTCCTAGTGTTTTTCTTTTCCCACTTTAAATAATCTGTTACATCACCACCATCATTTTTAATAAGGCTTGTTAAAAATGCGTTAGCATTTCCAACCTCTCCTTCATCAAGATCAACATCTGAGTAATTTGGAGTTTGAACATCTTGAGTTGCAATTTCGTATGTTTCAACGGCTTCTAATAATTCTGGGCTAAGTTCTGATTCTTTCTTAAATTCTTTTTGACCTGTTTCTGGATTAATAAATCCATATTCTTTTTCTGGTGTGACATTTACGTTTATACCTTCTTTATCAAAATCAATAGTGTTTAAAACATTTCCTGAGTTCTCTTCTTTATAAGCCAAATATCCTGAATCTAATAGCAGCTTGTTTTTTTTATTAGAATCATATGAAGGCTTCCAGCTTCCTTTTCCATATGCTAATGCTGATTTTTCATCTTTACCAAACTCTATAACTTCACCTCTTTTCTTAGCTTCTTCATATACAGGCTCCCAGTTTTGTTTTGCCTCTTCAGACATGTCAACAAAACTTCCATCTTCATTTTGAAATACTGTAGGGAATGAAAACCAATTACCTTGACCATCTGTTTCGGTCTTCATTTTATGAGTAGACACACTTCCGTCTTCATTTTTAAGTGTACCTGACCTAGACGGTGCTTCAGGAATTAAAGTTTCAATCTCTTCTTCTACGACAGGAAATTCAACAAATGGTGCTAAGTCACCATTATCATCTTGCACTAAAGGTATTACAGCTACTTCATCTTGCTCTTCTAAAGAATCCGAAGAGCCAGGAGTTGTTTCCGTTTCTGTAATGGATTCCGTAACTTCCTCTTGACCATCTGAAGGAGTATCGACTTGATTTTTTTTTTCAGCCCAAGCAGATGTAAATACATCAAGAGTGGTTTCTGAGCTTATTATTTTTTCGTCAACACCTTGCTTATATAGGGCTTCCTGTATAGAAGAGTCTGATTGAGAAAATTGCTCAAAGCTAGTTTCTTTACTTAACAATCCCTGTTCAATATAACTTTCGTATAGAGCTTTTAATTTATCCATTTATTATTTTATTATATTTCCGAATGCATCTTTTTTTACCTCAGCACTACCACTACCACCAGGGTTATAGTCTTTATCTGAACCTAAGTTTTGAAAGAATTCATTAAGAATTGCATCTATCTCAACCTTCATTGCATCTGGCTCAGTTGACGATTGGTTACCTGTAACGGTTATTGTTTTTCCTTTAGAATTTACACCTGTTATAGTAAAATTGTTACTGCCGTTATAAGTTACAGTAAGACCATCAACCTTTTGCTCAGACTTAATTAAAGCCTGATTAAGCGCACCCTCAATACCTTTAGCTAATAAATCTTCATCAACTCCACGCATTGTGGCGTCATCCGCTGTTTTAATAACATCTGTTATCACATCGTTTAATGTAATAGCCTTATTCCCTTTACCTTCAACAATTGTCTCCATACTTAACGAAGTTTTTGGGCCAGTGCTTACAGTAATTTCTTTAAATTTTGCTGGATTATACGTTTCATTAAAGTCATTTCCTGCACCTGTATATACATTAAATAAATCTTGAGTCTCTATTGGATTTGTTGCAATAAGACTTAAAGTTTGTTGTGTTCTATCCTGTAAGGAAGTTACTGAGCCATCTTCATTTGTGTGGTAAACAGTTCTTGGTTCTACTCCCCTTGAAGTATAAACTTGATAAATCTCACCCTTCCTTGGATTACCTTTGCTATCTTTTTCTTCTAAATCTATTAAGCCACTTTTGGATAAAATCTCATTAAAGTCCTCTTTATCAGTATACAACCCACTCGCCTTCATTTCCTCAAGTACTCTAGGGTCACCAGAAGCCATTCTCTTAGCAAATTCAACTCTACCAATCTTCTTTGTTTCAAGTTCTTTTGCGGTTGTTCTAGAAGCTCTGTTAGGATCAAAAGCTGTACCTCCACTCTTAATACTTTTTTCTAATGAGTTATATATGGAGTATTCGGATAGATTAGTAGAAGCTTTCTTATCTATATTCTTAAATTTTGGAACATATTGATTATTAGCGCCCATCACAAGAGGTATGTACTTGGTCTTTTCTCCCTTGTCCATTAAGCCTGTTTCAAAATTAAAGTAATCGTATTCAATTGTTTCGGCTTTTTGTTTTGCTGTTAACCTAGCATACATGGCTGGATTCATTGCTTGTGATTGTTTATCCTTCGGGCCATTATCAGTCAACACGCTAAGTTGTTGATCTACCCCTATAATCATTGTAGCAGCAGTACTTTTTATTAAGTCGGGTAATCCGTCTTTTTTGTTTGCTTTAATGTCATCCGTTATGACTCCCATCAAACCCTTTGTGTTTATTATATCCTGATAGTCTCTATCAAAAACAGTTCCTTCACCAGTTAGTTGAGCAGTTACTTTAGGTAAATTTATAATGCCCATCACCTGATTGTTACCCCCATCAAATGCCATTGCTTTTATGTTTGGAACTGGGTTTCCATTTTCATCTCTAACTGGAATTCTGTCTCCGTTTTCATCTCTTTTGGCAACCATTATATTGTTTGGACCAACCTCAGTTTCATACATTATAACTTCAGGAGAGCCTTTTTCATTAAAAGTAAGGCTATATAAATCAGGGTTATTGAGCTGTACATGGATATCATTTAAAGCTGCTGCTCCTGACCCATATACAGGAGGTACAAACTCACCTTTATCATTGGTATATCCTCTAGCTCCTTTTAAATAATCTTCCTGTATTTTAGCGTAGTTTTTTTGCATATCTGAAACTACACCAATGCCTTGAGTGGCATTCTCACGAAATATAAGATTGTCATTAGCGCTTACCACACCTCTTTGAACTAACTTCATGTTAGTATACAGTCTTTCTTTGTACGAATCTAAACCCTCTAAAATATTGCTTTTAAAAGTTTTATCGGTAGGCATATTCTCATATGCTTTCTTCTCTGCTTCTAAGTACTGGTCAGCGGTATCTTTCTTTAGCTTTTCTTTAGCTTCGTCTCTTTTTGTTTTCCAATCAGAAATAGTTTTAATACCTTCAGTAATTGCTGACAATGAGGCCGTAGGGTCACTTACCCCTGTTAATCCTTGTGATGCTGAAAACTTAGCTGCGTCTAATGCGTTACCCATATCTTGTTAATTGTTAAAGTTTAAAGGGTCGTATTCACCTTCAAAAAGACTTAAATCTTGCTTACCACCTAAAGCACTAAAATCCGTAGCAAACAACCCCTGAAACATAGTGGAAAATTGATTGTTCATAAAAGGATTAACTATAGGCTGTGTTTTAATCCCTGTCTGTTGAAGCTGAGGTTGAGGAGTGATTGGTTGTTGGGTTATTTTATTTCCTGTAAAAGCCGCTATGTCCATATCCCCTCTGTTAAATATTCTCGTGTTTTTTTGAGACTGATCGGCTACAGTTTTTTGAGCGTCAACAATACTCATTCCTCCTGCAACTAACTTATCTATAGCTCCTTGCGCTTTAGCTCCTGAAATCTCACCAGCTATTCCAACACCTTGCATGATTGCTTCAGTTCCTGCTGTAACATAATTAGCCGTAGCTTGTCCTCTTAATGTATCTGATTGCTTCATTAAAGTGTCTGCTCTAACTCCTGCTGCTGCTGCTCTATCGTCTTGCATGGCCGCTATTTCAGCAGCTGACAATTCCTGAGCCTTGGCTCTAGCTAAATCTATGTTTGTTTTGTCTTGAGAAAATTTATCAGAAAGAGCGCTTAACCCAGCTTGTTCTATTTCCTTTACTTTTCCTGCTGTTGCAGCAACACCTCTTTGGTCTCCTTCTTGAGCAGCCTGAACAAGTTCAGCACCCTTTACATTGGACATCTCTAAAGCTTTGTCGTATATATCTGTATTAACTCTAACCGCTTCGTAAAAGTCTTGGTCTAAACGAGCTATAGCTTCTTTTTCTAGTTCTGCTTGTTGTAGTCTTAAGTCGCCTGCTTCTCTAGCAGCTACGGTTGCAGCATCACCTGCTAATACTCCCTTTGTAATTGCGCCCCCTACTGCCACTGTGGCCATTGCTATTGATGTTACTACGCCCATATTATAATTTTTTAATCATTTCTTTTGTGTACTTATCCCCTTCGCTATATCCAACATCTTTATATATTGACATAAGTGACTTTGAATTTATTAGAGCGTAAGAATATTTACATCCATGTATAGTCAAAGCCTTTGTTAGTGTTGAAACCAATTCTGTTAATGCTTCGCGTCTTTTTTCTTTATCTTTATATTTAAAATTAGAAATAACCCAATCACACCAACCTACTTTAGAGTTTGTTAAATAAATATATCCTGCACATACAGGAATATCTCCATCATAAACAATAAAACCTCCTGCACCATTTTCTGGTAAAAAATCTTTTGCTGGTGGTGTCCATCTCCAATCTTTCCACCAATCAACTAAAATAGAATCGTAATCTTCTTGATTTAATTTTCTTATTTCAAATTTCATTAAAACAAAGATACAAAAAACTAAGGATTACTTTTGAATGCATCTGAATCAACAGTAAAAAGTTCAACGGCACTAGTATTTGAATTACTAAGTTTAAACTGCAAGAAGTAACCCAACGTCCCATAAGACTCAGCAACGCTATTTTTAACATATAATATATATGATACAGGAACAGTACCTGCATATGTTGGAGCTGCTATTGTAATTGTTTTTCTATCTTGACTTATGCCTGTTATTGTTCCTATTTCTACAGGTCCGATAATTGAGTTTGTATATGCAACATCACCTATACTCATTATTGAATTAATAGCAAAAGAAAAAGTTAATGTTATAGGTGCTGGACCTACACCTGTTGTACTTAAAAGCGTACCTAATCCTTGAGCTGACCTTAACGCTAAATTATCAACCCCATCTAGTCTTCTTATAAAGGCAAAGAAAGCCCCTTCTTTTTCAACAAAATAACTATCTGGCATATACCCTGCTCCAAGATCAGATACTAGCTCACAATTCCAGGCATCATCACTTTCTAGTTCAATGGTCTTAAATACTTTAGTAGCTGTTGGCTGTTCATTAAAAACACCAGTTATTGTAGAGTCATAATTAACTCCGTAATAATTATTTCTTGTTTCATTGGTATTATGCCTATAAAGATTTCCACCTTTAAAAGAATATAAATATTGATTCATTCCCAAAGCAAAATCTGGAAAATAGCTGTAAAATGAAGGCCATCCATTTACAGACTCACTATATGTTAAGGTATAATTTTCTCTCATTGTTTTTTATAAATCTTGACACTGCGTAGCTCCGCATTCACTAATGTTAGTTATTACATTGTTTTGTATTTTTAATATTTTCCATAAACCCTTATCAGCACCTGTAGTTGCTATATATGGAGAAACAGCGTAGAAACCGTCAAACGATAGTCCACCTACAATTACATCACCATTTGTTAAATTTTCATAATCTCTTGCAGGATTTGTTGTGAACTCAATGTCCATATCATAAGCTGAACTAGTGCAATAGTTGTCACAAACACTCGTTTCCTCATCTGTTCTATACAATGACCTAGTACTACAATCATCACAAATTACAGAAGAACTTAAAACACCTGACAATTGCCGTCTATAATTTCCTCCAAACTGATAATAACCATCTGGAGATAGTATTGTTAAATCCACATCATCATAAACAGCAGTTGCAGTTAAAAAATTATCTGAATTAATATATTTATTTACTAAACTCATTTTTTTTTAAATTTTAAGGTGCGCAATCACAGCAAGCATCTATCGGGTTTGTTTGGTCGTAACATAATTCAATTGCTATTGGAGACCTAAAATCCCATACAAGATATAAATAATCATTATTAGATGGGTTGTTGTAAGTAAAAGAAGCTTGTTTATCTAGTGTAATAGCCGTATTTAACAGTGGTAATAAAGTATTTATAGTTGCCTCAGTATACTGAACATTAGAAACTAAGTATTTAAATTTATCTCTAGTAGGATCAAAAACAAACGTTTGCCCTGAACCCTGTATGCTTTGCATTACAACAGTAGCCCCCTCCGTAGGTATTGAGCCAAATGATTCTTGGTTTGTTTGCGACTCAAAAAGTGAAATACCATCATTTTCAAAAACTACAGTGTTGGTGTTATATGGACTAGAGTCTCCTGCTAATTCCCATTTGTATCTTGTAGTGGTTGTTAAACCAACATCCCCTTCAAAATTAACTAGAATCTGAGTGACCGTTAGCTGCTCTCCTTGAGGGCATCCAAATGTCATTTCGTAAGTAGCTGTTAAAATAGGAGTTATTGTAACCTGAGCTATAATAGGATTTGTTTGTGACTTTGTAAAAGAAACAGAACCTGAATTTGATACATTAGTATTTAATACATTAACTCCATTATAAACAACAGATATATTTGCACCGCCTATTGAAAAGTCATAATCAATAGATATATCTCCAATTAAGTTTGTGCAATCTAAATCAAAAGTGACAACAGATGTAGAATTATTTTGCAATAAAGTATATCCACAATTCCTAATTACAGGAACTTGAGGTATTAATACTTCATTAGAATTTAATACGTACTCATTCATGTATGGGTCAAAAGCACCTAATTTTTGAGTGTCAAAAGAATCAATGAATAAATCTCTAAACCAACTTCTCATTCCTACTTGAGAAATAACAGAAAGCTTATCTGAACGACCTCCTTCAGATTGACCTTTTAAATTTATTACACTACTTCTTTTTGCGTCTGTAAAATAAACATCAGGACCATATGAGGAAAAACTCTCAGGGTTATTACTAATACCATACTCTTCAGACCTAGCAACTTGCAGGCCTAAAACTTCTGGTACAGACGTTAATGCTCCACCTCCTGACGCATCAGAAAGCAAGTTCTTTCCAACTAAAATATAAGATATTCTGTCTTCTTGAAGTATAAGTATGTCTGTCTGCCTTGCGTGCATTTTTCTAATAGGACCATAAGAAGTTTCTAGTGTCTTAAAATTTGCTAAAGCCAAATTAAATTGGTTCAACTTATTTAGGTTTGTTTCTTGATTAAAGTTACCGCTATAGGTTATATCAGAAAAACGATGAACCTCTCTGTATTGCTCTTCAGCTACCGAAGTAACTTTTTCTCCTAATGATAGAGATGGCTTTACTAAGGCATCTAGCACCCTGTCGCTTTCTACACCATTACCAAATGTGTAGCAATTAAAAAATGTTAAATCTATTATCGCAGGCAAAGAAGCTGTTTGGTCTTGGTCAGCATCAGCATCTCCTGATAAATGAAAACCATTAACAATATCGAATGTCTGCTCATTTTCGTAATAAAGCTCATCATTAGCAGGTATTGGCTCAGTCTCAAATACCATTAAAGTTGATGCTCTAGTAACTATTGTTTCAATTTGCGTAAATGATTCTCTTTTATCAATACCACCGCACGTGGGAGTACCTGTCTGAATAGACATATATTGTTTTCCGTCAAGCACACCTGGAGAGATAAATCCTTGTTGAAAAAATATAACGGTTTGACCATCGCCTCCAGGCCCAAAGCTAGGTGATTGAGGATAGTCATATATAAATTCGTCAAAAGAAACTGTATTTTGATTATCATCTGAACCACTTGTAACACCATTTGTGAAGTCTATATTATCCCCTACTGCCCAATCATATAGGCTATTATAGTCGTTACTAGAGGTAAAAGTTTTATCGTATTTATAAATACGACCACCACATTTACTACCTCTTTTATTTCTTCTTGTATCTAATTTTATCTGAATAATACTTCCAGCAGGAATATCGTAAGGAGCAAACACTGAAGGATCAACCTCTGTATCTTCAAGACTAGTAGATACTGTTGCTATTCCAAAACTACCTCTATCCGCATTTTCTCTTTGTATAAAAGAGTTTTCTGGCGCACTCGCATTAAACCCTGACGGTCTTAATTTCATATATGTTCCAGCTGGTTGACCACAAGTACCACTTGTAACCACTCCATCTTGTTTAACACATAAAAAGTCTTCTATTTGACTTTCAAAAGCTAAAACTTTTGTAGTAGCACAATTTAAAACAGCACCTGTAGTATCTCTTTTTGGATACAGGATGCTATTGTTTTTTATTTTGTCTCTGTTGTCTCCTTCAATTTTAAACCATACATCGCCTGTTTCTTCTTCTTGAAAAAATATTTGAGAGTAAACAGTTCTGTATTCGCCTTCAGATTCTTTTATAACAAATTTATATTTTGTTGCCCAATAAGGAGGTAAATTATTTAGTTGAACCCTAATATTATTTTGGTCAATTGAGTTTTCACATGGTATAAAAACAGTATTATCAGTGTCTACTAATGCCGTACTACTACGCCCATACTCATCCATATAAACAATAGCAATCTCATAATCTCTATTACTATGTAATGATTGTTTAGAAGCGTTTTTAGAATATAACCCCACTCCATCTATAGCTGAAATATACTCATATGCTAACACTGGGGGGTTAAAAAATACAGGGTTTGCAGGATCAGCAAGGTTTAGCTTATTAAATCTTAAAGCAGGTATAGTAAAGCTTATGCTGTCGCTGCCTACAGAAGTACCAATTCCAAATCCTTGATTTGTTTGTGTTATACCAAACTTATCAAAAACCCATTCATTTTTACTAACTATTTGACAGTTGTAAATATCAGTTAATGAAGAACCTCTTATTCCACTTACTAAAGAAGAATCAAAACAACTTGAACCACTAGGTGGCACAAACTCACTTACTGCGGCTTCAAACTCTGCGCTACTTGCTAAATCATTAACATCTAAGTAGTCTCTTTGTAAATTAAATAAAAATGTAAAAACAAATTCATTTTCAGGTTGAGTTCCATCATCATAAGATGCATCTCCATTAAAAAAACTCCCTTTGTAATTAAACTCCACACCTATCTGAGCGCCTTGGATAAGTTCTAATCCTCCAAAGTCTATTGTTATTGTAGCGTCATCAACAGGTGTAGATATTCCTATATTGTAATTTGTAATAGGGACAATATCTGCCTCTATCTCTTCATTGCTTAAGCTATTCGATATAAGTTCTAAATCATAGTCTATGTCTATTTGTTTTCCAACACTATTAGCAACATCATATCCATCAACATAATTACCATACATTAATCTATTACCCATTAATGTTTGTGCCTGTGCTACTCTTGGTACATTATCAAATAACCTAAGTAATTGCTCCGCAGGTAATGCAGTAAATATTTTTTTATTAGTAAACGTAATGTTTTCAGAATCATTATCTGACCAACCCTCATCTGATTTGTTAAACCTTTCTATTACATTTACATTTTGACTTGTAGAAAACTTAAAAAGAACATCAACTGAAACTACATTTCTTCCACCTGTTTCAAAAGTTATTTTTACACTATTAAAAGTGTTAACCATTGCAGCATTGTCAAAAGTACTGTAATCCAATCTAAAAGGACCAGGGCTAAATGCTGTTTGTGAAAATGGAGATATAGCAGAATATTCCCCATCTTCATATTGCCATCTATAAGCAAAACTCAGGAATAACTCTTCCATATAGTTTTCTCCACCACCTAAATTAAACTGCTCTATAATAGGTGAGTTTAATGGAGGTGCTAATATAACGCCAATGTCTTGTTCGGTAATATTATCTACTCCAGATACAGGAGATAAATAAGTTTTGTTTACATTTATTTTTCTAGGAGGATTTAGATTATCAGTAAAAAACAATAAACCATCAATTAGGTTTATGCCATTCATTATATAATCTTTATCAAAATTTAATACTGAAGTAGATATTACATGATAAAAAACTAAATTTAATTTAGTATTATATGATACTATTAAATCAACTTTCCCTGTTACAATAGAATTAGTATTACTAGGATCACTAATAAACCAGTAGATAGTTTCATTTGCACCATCATCATAAGCGCCAATACATCTAGCGTCATCACTCAACACCTGTCCATTAAACTTTACCTGTACTAGTAGCTCATTTCCCTTTGAGTTTTCTACAGCTCCAATTTCATTTCCTTCACTTGAACCTAGTCTTATATTTAAAGCATCAATGTATTCACCTTGAGGAACTAATCGTTCATCAACGCTTTTATTCATTCGCCCTTTTATGAAATTCTTTTGAATCTTAGCCATATTATTTTATCCACTTGTTTTGACCTCTTAGATTCATTAATAATCTTCCTGGGTGCATATTGCTTATTCTAAGTTTTGCGTTCCTTAGAAGCGCTGATTTCTCTTTTCTAGACCTGTTTATGATGTATTCCTGCACACCATATTTACTTGATAGTATTACATACTTCATGTAAGAGTATACAAACTCTTCAAATAGTTTGTTTACGCTTATCTCAGAGTCGTCTCCATTCTCCATTCCATCAGATACATATTCAAGAACTATTAACTCTCCTGCAACATCTGAACTAAAATTAATTACACCACCTTTTTTGTTTATCTTAAATGTAGGGTTAGCATTTGCTGTCTCTGTATTTAAACCATATCTAGCTCCAACAGGATATTCAAAATACCATAGGCCATTATAAAAATAACCCTCTTGTCCATTGTACGGGCTTTGTTGGTTTAGGTATATAGTTTTATTACTTCCTGTTATTCTATCAAGATCTAATGTAGAGTTTTCAGGCTTTAAAACATTACCATCTTGGTCAAATAAAATCCTGCAATTATTGTCTTGCAAGTATGCATCACTCCAATTAGTTTGAATATTCTCAGTCAATGGAAACAATGTTCCATCTCTATACATTGATATTCTAACCCAATTAACATAGTCTTGTGGCAATACAAATCTTAATGTATCACAAACTTCTAATTCAAGTATCTTAATTTCTTTTAAAGAGTCATAGTTTAATTCCTGTATAGCTCTCTTTGCGTGAAACACAATGTTATACCTCTCAACATTATTAATTAGTTTGTCGTTTCCAACATACATAACCATAAAGTTATTTACTATATCATTTAAAGATATGTATTGATACGAACCCCAATTAGCATCTTCGGGTTGGTTTCCGTTATTTTCGTAGTACTGATAATCTGTTATATATGCCATATCTTATGATGTTAGATTGGGTGATTGTTGGGTATCATCCATCTGTTCCTGTGCTTGACCAAATTGAGTTAGTGATATTTCTCGTATTGACATACCTGCGTATTGCAATATTTTGTTTATAAGATTAACTTGATCTGATAAAGGTAATTCAAAGTCTTGATAATCAGATGCTGACTCATCAAACAAAGGTTCTCCTGCTGCTAATGTAGCATACGTCCAATTAGGGTCTTTAGGATATCTAATATACTGAGAAACAACTGTTCCTGCTGTAACAATAGATTCAGGATAAACTGTAATTGTATTGCCTGTATTAACATTGTTTGCCCCTCCTAAAACATACGCAGGGAATGAAAGCCCTGGAGTAGTAAGTGGTGAAGAGTTTAAATAAAATATTTTGTTTTGAGATACTCTCTCTATTTCTGTTATTCCTTTTGTACTTAAAATTGAATAAGATGTGCCTTCAAAAGTTCCTGTAAAAAAATCATTAGTCGATATTGTTAATTGAGTTTCGCTATCTACACTTACAACAAATGCGCTTCCTCCAGAATATATTCCTCCTCCTGTAGTATTGACTATTAACTGACCTGCCACTACTTGACCTCCTGTAACAAAAGTTGCTGCTGAATCTATTAATGTATTTCCTGTTGAACCAAAAGTTAAAGTACCTGTAGCTGTAAGGTTTGGATAGTAATTAATTTTATCTATTAAATAATAATCATCAGGTAAATCAAACAAGTTTATACCTGTGTTAATTAGTCCTTTAGTAGAAGAAAAACTATCTATTACTTCCACTAACCCTTTTATAATATCAGCATAATCACTTCCAGATACTCTTGCATTTTGCTTTACAATCCAACTATTATACTGATAAAAATAATCTTCAAATATATCTAATTGAGCTTGCTTTGCATATAAATTAAAATCATTAGGAGTTATGTACCCATAATTATTTTTGTTTGCAATTGAAAGAACAGTAGCTCTTACTGTATTTATTATTGATGCCATTTATAAACTTATTTTCACAAAGATACAAAAAAAGAGGCTTCATATTTTGAAGCCTCTTTTGTATAGTTATTATTTCATTTTAGAATCTAATATTTTTAAAACTTCTAACCCTTCATCACTCTGTAAAAATGATGCTAGTATAAATAATGGGTCTTCACCATAAGGAACAGTAAGTAGTTTCTTCTTGTTTCCTTTTAGATTATAGTAAACATCTTTTTTGTTTTTTAATGTTAAAAGATTTTCACTAAAGAAATTAGCACATTTGTTTTGAAGCTTTAATAAAGGATCATTCATAGCCTCCATAAAGTCATTTGGATATCTCTTAGCAAATAATCTAACATCTCTTTTTAATTCAGAAGAAGTTAAATTCTCAACTCTTAATCCTATTACAACTCTAGCTATAGTTTCAAGCATTTCAATACCTAAATCTTTTGCTATAAGCTGAGACTCTAAAGCTAAGTCTAAAGATTCTACATCTTCACTTGCGTCTCTTTCTTTGTCAACCTCTACAAACATTTGTCCGTTTGATGGATGATAAGCTAAAAACTTTTGTAATATCTGATTTTGTTTTGATACAAACAACATACCATCTTCAAAGACGATAGGTTCTAAAATAACATTCTTGTCTTGCTCATCTTCAAAAATACTTTTTGAATTTCTAGCATAACGTAATGCTTTATTTACTCCAGTTTCCTCATCAAACCATAGTAATGACCTTCTCTTTGTGTTTCTTGAAGGGATACTGTAGCTTAAGGGCGCTCTGTTTTGTGTTAATTTGTAAACCTTGTCTACAAATACTGGTTTGTTTTTTAATGCCATATTGATTTAATTTTGATTTAATTTATAATAAAAAAAAGGGAGCTACTTTAATTCACTCCCCTTTGATAATTTACTTCTAGTTTGTAAAGATAAAGAAGTTATTAGCACCTAAAGTACATAAAGCTCTCTCTGATAAGAAGTTTACTTCCATCGCATCTAAATCCGATGTAGCAGCTCCACCAGCTGAACCTGTAATCCAAGTTTTATAACGTCTGTCTTCAGTTTCTGAAGCTCTGTAACGAACGTGTAAGAATGGACGCTTTGCGTTCTTTCCTAATACTTGGTCATATACAGTAGTTGAACCTGCTGGTACTAAAACACCATTAATTGCTCCACCTACGATATCTCCACGCATTGTCGGATCGTTTAGGTATTTCCAGTCTGTCTTGTAGAAATCATAACCTCTACGGAATCCTGTAAATCCTAAGTTCAAAGCCATCTCTTTGTCATTGTCAAAAAGACCATATGAAGTACCACCTGCTCCGTAAGAGTTTTGTGATGCTAACATATCATCAATATCAAATCCAAATTCTCTGTTTAAGAAAATAACATTCTCTTCGATTGAACCTTGCTTATCTAAACGAGAGATAATAGCATCAAAATCTGCTAATGCAGCAGGGTTTCCACCTGACCATACATTTCCTCTGTTTTCGATAACATAAAACATTCCTTCAGAACCTTTGTTACCAACTCCAGTTGCTACACCTTCAACGATTGCCGCTGCTCCACCATTCGCTTCAGCAGGAACTGCTTCAACCATTGCTGTTTCTAGGTAATCCTCAAAACGTAAACGAGTTTCGTGTTCTGATTTCATGTACCACAAGAATCCAGTTGCACCGTTTTCTGTAGTTACTTCAATCCATCCAATTTGAGCCATGTCAGAACCTGATACTGCGTAACGGTCTTTAATGATAATTGGAGAATTTTCAAAGATAGAATCATCAGCTTCTAGCTGTCCTTGCATACCAACAGATCCTTTCTGAAATTCAGAACCATAGATAAATAAAGAACATACAACTCCTGCTGCCATTGTCTGACCTCCAGCTGCATAGTAAGCTACATCAATTGTACCTGCCGCTGTATCAACTGCTGTTACAATAGCTTTGTTGCTATTTGTAGAAGCCGCTGTGCTGTCAGATAACATAATTGTTTGTCCAACACGAATTGCGATAGAACCAGAACCTGGTACTAAAACATCTCCAATTGTTAATGTTGCTGTGTCAGCTGCTGCCGCTGCTCCTGAAGTTACGTTTGTATACTTCGTGTGTAGTCTTCCTTGTTCTGCCCATTTGATAAGGTCAGAGTTAGAAGGCATTTCAGCGCCTACCATTCTTAAGAATGATGCTACTGTTCTGTTTCCATAACGTTCAAATTCTTTCTCATAAGTATCTGGAAGATACTGATTTAAGAAATCAAAGTTAGTAATATAATTTGTCTGTAATAAGACTTGTTCTGAGCTTGGCTGTAAGTCAAACCCTGGTACTGCATCTACTGCCATTTTTTTAGTTTTTTAAAATTATTTATTTATTTTTACTTCTTATTCTCAAACCTTTTCTACTTCCAGTATCAACCTGTCTTGCTTTAAATCCTGTGTCGCCTATTGATTGCGGAGTACTTCTTATGTTCATGTTAACATTTTTACTTTTTTTAGAAATATCTCCAACACTATCGGCTTTACCTTGCTCATAAAAATATTTTGCAAAGCGGTCAGGATCCATCGCAGCACTAATTGCTTTATGCCAACCTTTAGCATCTTTAATCAATCCATCATCTCCTAGGTATTTACCTATGAAATTATTTAGATCCATTTGTTTTGCCTTCATTTCCTGTGCATCTCCATAAGAATAACCTATCTTTTTATCTCCTATCTCGAACTCAAAACCTTTGAATTCAGAATTAAAAACATCGTTAGTTCGTTTCTCGAAATACTCATTCTTTTTAAGATTAGCTTCTTGAACTGTCTTAGATTCTTGAATATAACTTTTATAAGCATCAAGTTCTTTTTTCATTTCTTCAGAAACAGCTTTCCCACTTGACTCAAGAGGAACACTATATTTTTCTTTAAAATCATTAAGATACTTTTTTGCCTTAGAAAGTTCTCTTTTTTTAGCTATATTTTTCTTTTTAATCTCACCTTCATCATCTAAATCCTCATCATATGAAAATTTATCTTCAATTAAATAATGAATGTCATCATTATCTAAATCAGTTTCTGTTAAAGAATAATACTCTGCTAACACTTGGTCTTCGTTTAAATTATCGTAATCCCTATTAGCTTTTACGAAGTCATTAAATCCACGACCAGTTTCTTTTTTAAAATTTAAATATTTAGAAACATCTTCTGGTAATTCTTCGTTCATCTCTTTTTGAGTAAACAAATCATCTACAGATGATATATCCTTATTATATCTATTGTTAATATATGAAAGAACGTCTTCGTCCTTTATAGTTGGACCAACTTCAGCCTCTTCAGCTTGTGACACTTCTTCAACAGGTTCTTTATCTACTGACTCTTCAGCATTTAATTGTTGCTCATGTTTTTCTAAAAGTTGACTCTCTACTTCTTGAACCGATTTTGATTCTAAAGGATTTACTTCAGATACTTTAATTTCCATTTGATTTGATTTTTTACAAAGTTATATATATAATTTAAATTTAATTCTAATAAATCACCTTGGCTCGAATTGAGCTAGGTCAAATCCATCTAAACTATCTTCAGAAGATTCAAAAGTAACAGGCGGTAAGTTATTTTTTCTTTGCTCTATTAGTTTTGATTGCTCTGTATTAGCTTGAGTTATTCTTTCTGACTTGGCTTTTTCGCGTTGTGTTTCTCTAGTTTTTAAACCTTCAACCTCAACACCTTTTAATTTCATGTTAAGATCAAACTCTAAGTTCATCAACTCAGCTTTTATTGCTGCCTCACCTTGCATTCTTTTAACAGAGAATTGAGCCTTGGCCTCTTCTATTTGCATAGTGGCTTGAGTCTCCATCTGTATTTTTTGCATTGCAGTTTGCGCGGCCATTTGTTGAGACTGCATATTTATCTGTCCCTGTTGTTCAGCTGCTGCTGATTTTTGTTGCTGTTCTAAATCTTGTTTAGCTTTACGTTTAAGCTTTAATACTTGATTAGCTAATTTTATATTTCTTATTTCTCTAATATCAATAGCGTCCTCTAAGTTTATAGAATCTCTTTGAAGAGCCATTTGAATATTAGCTTCCAACATTCTTTTTTCTTCTTCGTCTGGAACTATTTCTATAAAGATTCCAAAATCACTTAAGTATAAATCTTTAATCTCCTCTATTAGACCAACATTAAATTTACCTATTTGATTTACAAATTCTTCTTTAAAGTCAGAATACTGAAGCATATCTGCAATTCTACTAGACAATGCTGTACATAGTCTTTGTGACATATGAAGACTCGCATCTAATATATGTCTTGTTGCAGTGTTACTGCTTAAAGCTGCTAACTTTTGTAATCCAACTAATGCATAAGAATCTGGAGTAGCTCCATCTCTAGCTTCATTTAGACCAGTTACATCTCTAAGCATTGATAAGTAGTGATTGTAACTACCTATAAGACTTTGAATTTTTGCTTGACCAGAATTACTATTTAATTGTTGAATAGGAATTTTAGCTTGATTGTAATCTCCATCTTGAGTGTAACTTCTACCAATAACACTACCCGTTTGAAAAAACATTCTTAATGCATCTTCAGGATTATATGCTTGACCTGTTCCAAGATCTACTTCACTTAATCCATCAGCATCAATATATACACCATCTGGTACGACTCTAGATATTACTTGCTGTAACTTTAAGTGTGTAATCTGTATTAAATCAGCAAAGGTTATCATTCTTCTAACCAAAGATTCTAAAGCTCCTTTATACATTCTTGGAGCAGAAGCTACAAACTCTGGATATACTTCTTGAGATGCTGATTGTGGTCTAGCCATGTTTTCTGACATTTCCCATTTAAGCAAAATGTTAGTACCCATAACCATAACACCCTCATACCAAACATCAATAGTTTTAGAAATTTTTTCAAAGTTCCCTTCATCCATCATTTCTTCTGTAGGATTAAAAGTATCATCTTTTTCAATTACTCTTTCAGCTCCTGCTGCATTCACTTTCTTTTTGTAGGTAAATGTTTTGGTGGTTTTATAGTTAAAAAACAAAACAGTACAACTGTCTTTGCTAAACAAACTATTATTATAATATTGAGCTGTATTGTTGTAGTCATACCAGCTTTGTGAATAATTAGATATCTCTTCCATATCAGCCCTAGTTAAGCTAGGGTCAATCTTCATCAACTCAATAATTGGTAGTGTTTTAATTTCACCCCAGTAGAAACAATCTTGAAAATTAGGGTCTTCAGTATAACTGTAAACTACACTAGCAGGGTCAACATACTCTACTTTTATTCCAGCTCCAGGCTGAAAACTATTTTTACATATTTGTATTCCTAAAACAGTTTGATCGTAATATAATCTTTTTTGTATTTCATTATATCTATTTTCTGCCAATACAGTATTAACAGCTTCTTCTTCAGCTATTTCTATTGAAGGCTTATATTTCATTTGCATATGAAGCGCCAGTTCTTCTGAAGTATTTGGAACTTCTTCTTCAGACATAGCAAAAGTGTTTACACCAAACTGCTCTTGAACCTGCTTCATCATGTCTTTAGCAAGCATATCTTTTTCTAGATTTACTTGATACTTACTTCTTTTATCCAAAGACATTCCGTCCTGAGCATACGCGTTTACAGTAAACACCCTGTCTGCCATACCGTTAACTACAATATCAACAAACTTAGGAATAATAGGTACAGGTGTCCAGTCTAAGTTAAGATAACTTAAATCTCCATCTACAGCTAGTTCATTCTTGTACTTCTGAATAGACTGTTCTCCTCTAGCATAAAGTCTTAATCTATGGAAATCAGCCCATTGATTATAGAACCTACTTTGACCACCATCTTTTCTAAACCATTCGTATTGAATAGCTTGACCTATTTGTAATCCAAATTCAAAAGACTTTTTTTCTGCGTCAGAAACAAATTGACTAGGGAATCCTGTAGGATTAATATTTACTTTTACGTCCTTCATTTATCTTAAAATTTGGCTGTAACTTCCATTATTATCATATTTAGCAAAGTTAAGTTTTATTTTTGATTTCTTTTTTAAAGGTTGATATAGTGTTTTTTGACAAGCCATTATAGCTAATCCAGAGCTAATTGAAGCATCAAACTTAGTTCTATTGTTTATATTGAATCTAGCCCAGTCTTCTAGAGTCCTTGTGAAATACATAGAGCCTATTGCATCAGGATCTCTGTAAGTTCCTTGCATATCAAATCCTACATGCTTTTCTATGTAAGACTCTATTGCTGCTGCGTGAGCCTGCTTTATGTCTTCAGAACTGTTAGGCATCCCACCTAATTCCTTTTCTGTTACAGATAGTTTATTATATGGTTTATCAGGTCTATTAATACTATATTTTCTATACCCTCTATTTTTAAAATGATATAATAACCTAGGTTTGTTATTTTCTATAAGTATGGGCATTCCATAAAAAACACAAGCCATTAATACATCTTCAAAAAACATTTCTGCCGTTTGAGGTCTAGCCACATATTCTAGAAAAAACTCGTTAACAGGCCCTTCATCCATATGAAACTTTGTTAGTCCATGTAACGCCCCATTAGAAGCGCCACCACCAACAGTACCTGATATATCGTAACTATCACAACCAAAAGCCCCCATGTGTTCATTACCAGGAAGTTTTAGTCCGTTTCTTGTATTGTAATTATTCTGTAGCTGTTTGTTTGGAGTCCAAGATATTAAAAACCTTCCTTTTTGATTAGGGCTAAATATAACCTGAGTATCTTTTACACCATCTTTCCATGAAAAAGAACCTCTTGTTAAAAACCTGTCTTTTATTAAAGAATCGTTATAATCTATTTGCTGATATATCTTAGTTAAATTAAATAATGATTGCTTACTCTCATCTCTAAACGCATGAGATTCAGTTCTTGGAAACTGTCTATAAAATTCGTTTAATGCATCAGGGTCATTTTTTAAACTATCTACTTCAGCCTCCCAATAATCAACTGCACCTTGTGTTATATATTCTCCATCTATTCCTATTATTGGATTTTTTGGAGTTCTAAATACAGGCATTCCATATCTATCTATAAAACCTTCCATGTTATATTCCATTGGAATAAACAAACTATACAAACCACTCTTAGTTTGTCCATTACGGTTTCTGTTATTGACTTTAGAATCAAAGTATAATTTCTTACCATTGTCCCCACCTTTTTCTAATGCATTAGCAGTAGAACCCATCATACATTTTCCAATAACTTTGCTACCTAAACGCAAACACGTTTTTGTAACCCTCCAGTTATTTAAAATATTATTTGGCTTCTCCCATTTCTTAGATTCATCATGAATCAATAGCTTTAATTTTTCCCCATCATAACTGTTATCCCCTGTATTTTTCCAGTCAATAGAAGTGTCTAGTCCCTCAACAATGGTTTCGTCTTCCTCATACATATTTTTTTTAGTAATCTTAGAAGCAGGAACTCTAAACGCTAGTTCTGTCTTAGGCTTATCCATACCGTCTTGTACGGGTTTAAAAAAGAAAGGGTAATTATTTACAATTGGAACAACTTTATCTGTAAACATTTTTTTAGCATCAGCTCCTGTCTTAGACAAAATACCTATCCTAGCATCTTTACTTATTGTTCCTATGTTACTAGCCTCTTCACTAGCCATATAAGAAAATCCTGAACGCCTTATCTTTAAATAGTCTTGACCAAAACTTCGTTTATCTGCTTTGCATGCTTCCCAGTGTAAATAAAATACTCTGTTAGCATCTCTGTATTCTGGAAGCCCAACATCTATTTTAGTCCATTGAATATACATATAATGAGATCCTGTGATATATGTAGGAACACCATTATTCATGAACCAAAATCCATCTTCTCTTCTGTCGAATTCCTGTTCAATGTAATCTACCCATTCATTCTTAAAAGATAATGATGTGTTATGCCATTGAAATATAGATTTAATTTTATGCAATACTTTGGGGTAGTCAAAAGGTTCCCAGTATTGTTCTTTCTTTTCTTTGCTTCTTGAATGTATTTTTTCAGGAGGCTTTGGCAGTCCTATTTTTAAGCCTTCAATTTCAACTATGTCTTGAATCTGACCAGTCTTTGATATAACTATAAAGTCATACTTTTCATTATAACCATAAACCCAGGCCTTACCTTTGTTTTTAGTGGTTATAACACTTTTAGGAATAAAATTATTTAATTCCTTAATTAAGCTATGTTGCTCTTCCTTCTGCAAATCCTCTTTTTGGTTTTTTTACTTCTTTACTAACTCCCTCAATTTCATTCTTTTCCAATTCTATTCTGCTCAGTATTTCAAAAGCATCAAATATAGCCAGTTTTTTTGTAGCCGCTGCATTCTTTAGCTTGTCTGCCGCTAACTCATCATCTTCCCCGTATTTTATAATATCTTCTCCAGCAACCTTTATTAATTCATTAACTGCTTTTTCACCTGCTTTTATAATCTTTAACTTAATCTTATTTACATCCATATTATATAGCTAAAGTTATTTGATGGTCAAACATTCTATACAGTTTTTCTCCATCTACCATAAACTCATATTCGCTTTCAGGCTTAAAAGAAACTTTGTCTCCATTGTTAACACCCTTACTAACTAGGTATTTGTTTGAGTATTTAACTAGACCCATTAACGGTTCTTCTTCTTCGTGGCTTTTTAGGTAGTAGTCTTCTTTTTTTACAGGCTTAATCATACAATATTTAGAATGTGAATTCCAAGTATCATTATTTTTGTACATAAAAAATTGATCGTTGTCTATAAAAAATAAATCATCTTTAAAAAAACTTTTTCCGCTTTTCTCTCTACCCTTCATGTCATTATAATATTTAAAAACATTATGATGAACTAAAAGAGTATCTCCTATTTGAACAGGACCATTATAGTTTATTGGAGTCTCAATGACTATTGCGTATCTGTTAGATGCAGTGTGGTCTTCTTTTGAAGTGCTGGTAATAAAGTCTATGTTACCAATCTTTTTTGTGTTGTCGTATCTCCTATCGTCTTTAGGTTTTACTATAAAATAAAAAGGTGATTTCATTCAAAATATATATTGTACTCAATTGAAACAGGCATAGAAGAATTAAATTCTTTCCAAAGAAATATTTCTCCTTTTTTGTTTTCAATAAAAATAGTTAGTGATTGATTTGATTCATTTTTCTTAATTAAATGAATCATATGAGTACCACCAAATATCTCTTGATCTACAATATAATGCATAGCTCCTGACTTATAATCAGCACCTATTGATATTTTTCTAATTTGTTCCATTTAATTTAATTTACAACAAATATAAACAAAAAAAAATACCTCCGAATCAACAGAGGTACTTTGTTAGAAGCAAGCAGCAAACCATCCCTTGGACTATCCAAGGAGCGAACCACGCCTTAGACTAGCTAAGGCTCAAACCACTGCTTGCACTTATGTTAACTTACAGTTCTTGAAATCATAGAACTATGTCCCTGAGCTATTTGATAGGCCTGTATTTCTGATGTCCCACTCAGGTCGCTCTGGTATTGAAATGTAATTGCGTCTGATAAATCCCCCATTATGTATGGAGTTTGTTTATTTGTATTTGTCCAAGTAGGGTTCGGTATTCCTATAGCAAACTTAAAATATGCTTTTCTCGACTTGCTTGTGCTATCCCAAGGAGTATTTGTATTAAACCTATTTTGTGCAGTCCCTGATTTTAACAAGCACCTAAAACCTAGGTCGTTATTAATAGTTACAGGAAACGAAGTAAACGGCGTTAAAAGGTCACCTTTATCAAATAGAAATTGCAGGGGATTTATAGGCACTTCTACATAAGCCGTGCTGTTTACAGTTTTAAAGTCTGTAATAGTTACCCCTGGAGTGACCACTGGGTTTTGAAATTTTTGCACGTAGTTCAAATCCCCGTTAAAATTCCATTCTGTAGTTATTGGGAATAATTCACTGGGATTGCCTTGATCGTCAACATAGTTTTGAGGTGATGAACACCAATTACTTCCTGGAAAATTTGTTTGTATATATTGGCCATTCAAGTGGGAGGGGTGAACATAATTTCCGCGCTTAAACGGGGTTCCACCATCGGACGTATTTGATGGTCTATATCTAAATAAGAAAAGCCTCGGGTTATTATCTAACCATCTTTTGTCGAACTGGGTAGGGACACTAATACACAACGCCCTTTGTTTTAATGATGGGCCAGAGGCTTGATATGGATTTGGACTACCTGACTTATACACCCACATTTGAGGTGTAGGTATTTGTATACCGCCAACATAAGAAGAATTTCCAATAAACTCTGCTATATCATCAAATTTAAATGTTTTTGTTTGCAAAGGGGTTGGAGATGAACTTCCATGTGTTCCAATAACATAATCATCTCCATTTACTGGATTTTGATTAGGGTAACTATTTGTGTTACTTATTTTTGCCATACTATGATACTGCTTGTATTACAATCCAATTTGAACCATCAGACCAAAATTGCGCTCCGTTGTAAGGTTTGTTTACATTATAAAAACTAGCACCATTTACAGTTTCTGCTCCAGGTCCTAATACATGTATTTTATCACTTGCATTTAGAGTTCCATCTGTTACAAGTCTTATTATTCTATAAGGAGTACTTGTTGCTGATGGTAGTGTTAATTCGTAAGTTCCATTACTACCTGTCCAAGTGGCGTATATTGTGTTTTTGCTTGAAGAGTAAGAGGAAGAACCTCCTGAACTAGCGGTTACTAAAAAAGGATTAGAAGTATCTACAGTTGTTTGATTTTGAACAAACTCAGCAATATCAGCGAGCGTAAATACTTTTGTTTGTAAAGAAGGGTTAGTAGCTACACCATCTGTACCAATTAAATAATCTTTAGCATTAACATCTGTTTTTACAGGATATGATGAAATGTTACTAATCTTTGCCATTTTTTTTATTTTAATTCTTTTAACAAAGATACATATTATTCTTTTCTATTTTTTAAATGTCTTCATTACCTTTTCTATTCCTCTTGAACCAAAGTAAAATATAGTCATTGTACCAAACAACGACTGTATTACAGGAACGTATGCCTTGTCTATTGTAAACTCACCTAGGTTTCCATCAAAGAATACACAGGCTAAAAACATAATAAACATAGCACCAGTAAGTACAGGCCTAATTAACCTTGTTACGGCATGCTCGTTATCCATGGAAAGTCTTTTGGTAACCTCAACCATTTCAATCATGTCGTTCTCCATTTCCTGTAGGAGAATACTCTTGTCTGGCTCACTAAGGTTCTTGTCGCCTCGTATAGCTGTCCCTAATGAGTTTAATTGCTTTATCCCTGTTATGTTACCAGCTAGGTCTAAAAGTTCAGGAGAAACGCTCTTACCCTGTTTAACTAGCCAACGAAGTGCATTCCCTACGTTAGTTCCCTTACCGCCATTTTTTCTTTTATTGTCTTCCATGTTAGTATGTCCACATTACTGATTGAGCCTTATCAAAGTCTATGTCTACGTGAATAAACGTACTTCCTACCCCTATTCTTTGAAATCCTGTCTCCTGTAATAAGAATATTAGGTTATACCTGTCCGTAGAGTTTGTGCATGATAGATCTGCTGCCAGTCCATACATATGGCTTGAACCCTTAGACGTCTCTGTCTTTGGCTTACCGCCAACTTTAGCGTTATGCTCTTCTGTTCGATATCCGCTGTTTATTTTTATAGGACTCCCTAGCTTATCCCTAACCTCGTCTAGCATTTCAAGTAGGGTTTTACTCATTAAAGATCCGCTACCAGGTTTATCTGGGGAGTCAAACTCTGATGTTGTAAAATATTTCATTTGTTTTCTTTATAATTCACATATATCCTTTGTGCGGTATAAACTATTGATCCTATTAATAGTATTAATTTTAATACGGCTTCTATTTTACTAAAAGATACAGCTAATGTAATGCTGTTAAGCAGGTATATTTTCAAGTCTGATATGGTCATTTTATTAAACATTCTTTGGTTTGTAATTCATTTGAACATCAATCAACCAGGAATTGTTTTGAAAAAAATAATATGCAGTTCTTGATTTCATATAAACAAAGTTACTAAAATTATTCTTCACTATTTGTAGGTGGTACTTCTGCACCTCTTGGCCAACCCATAAAACTATGTGCCGCTGCATCCCCTGGGAACACTTCATACGTTCCGAAATCAAGTAGGTCGCTAGACATTACATCATAAGCCCAACCATCGTAATAAACTGGAGGTGTAAGCTCGTGACCATCAGGACCGTAAGTCCCAGGTGTCTCAACCACCTTACCAATGTTTACCACTGCGGCTGTTCCGTTTGTAAACTGCATAGTAGTTACACCTTCTTCTGTTACCTCTTCCCATACCCCTTTGGATATTAGGATGTCTTTACCTTGTTGTTCTGTATCAAATACAGTCTTATAAATTTGCATCATGTTGTTAGTTTTATTAGTTCCGCATCCGATAGTGCTTTTGTGTAAACTTGTAGGTCTTTTGTGTTTCCAAAGAAAGGGAAGGTACCGTTTCCACTATTAAAATCTATGTTATTAATTGTATTTGCTGCAAGTACATTTCCAGAATTATCAACCCCAACTTCCACTCCATCAACCCATAATGCAAAATCATTTAGAGAGTACTTAAAAGCAATTTTATGAGAATTTGTTATGGTTGTTGCAAAGGCAATGCTGCATTGTGCTACACCACCAATTTGATACCTTGCAACAATTACCCCACTTGCCTCATACCTTAAAACAACAGCATCTAATGAAGTTCCGCCGTTTAGTGTTATAAATCTTCTTGCATTATCTACTTCAACCAAAGCTGCTATCTCTGCATACAATACCCCTTCCTCACTGTTTATCTCTGGTGTTGCGTTTATACAAGTTTCTTGGTTACGTGTAACTGTAGTTCCCGATGTTGGGATATACGATGTTGCGTAGGATTGTTGTTCAAGCATTGCACCCCAAATGTAAACGCCTTTTGTAATATCTCCCGTTGTTGAATTGGCTGCACCATCGCTTGTGAGCAATTCAACAAAGTTGCCTCCCGCTAAAGTTGATGCACCAGTAACGATACAACGATACCAGCCATTGCCGAAATCTTCAATGTCTGCCGTTCCTAAAACCGCATTTGCCGTTCCAGCAGTCAAATTAAACCAAGCCCTTCCGCCCCATTTATTTGAATTTTGAGTATCAACATACAAGTCTCTTCCGTTTGATTTCGCAAAAATACTAAAGGTATAATCGCTTGAGCCGTCAAATGTTACTGATGTAATTAACTTGTGTTGACCCGTTGTAGCCGCCTCTAAAAAAGATGTTGCGTTTGTTAGCCCTTCGGGACTTGTTGTGGCGTTTGCTTCATCCGTTGAATTGCTATTGGAATAGCCTCCAAAATCCTCTGAATAAGTTATTAAATTCGTACTCTGCGGTTCTAGTAAAAATGCCTCTGCTCCCGTTGAGTAATCTAATCTGGGAGTGTTAGTTGCAGTTATGTATTCTTTTACAGATACGCTGTCTATTGAGCCAGTTGAACCAGAAAGACCTAAGGGTGTTACTTGGTAGCTTGAAGATGTAACTGTTCTGTAAAAAACATTTTCCCCTACATTTAAACCATAAGCAATAACACCATTATTATCATATAATCTAAAACCCGATGATTTAGAAATAACATTTACTACAACTTTATAAGTTTTTCCCGGTGTTACGGACATAGCAGTTGAGCCAAGACCAGAACTACCACCATACCTTACATCAAGTGTAGCAATACCGCCACTAATAGACCAACCCGGGCCTTTTAACCAATCAGTATCGCTACTGAAATTTCCATTAGTAACCAACTCTGGTCCTAGTTCATTAGTACTTTGTATTAACCCTTGAGCATCTACGTATGTAGCCTCCGAGCCTCTAGCAAATGTGAAATCAGTTGCTATCGTATCAAAGTCTAAAGCAAACGTTGGATCAGTTGGTGTTGGGTATGTAAGGTCAGCAAGTTCTTGGTCGCTTAAAGCCTCTTTCCAAACTGCAAGTGCTTTTGTTTTGCCGTAGAAAGCTCCCGCTGTTGTATTTATTTCACTAAAAGATAATTTTGTAATTGTATCGGCAGACCATACCGAGCCACTTGTATCGGTTGAAACAAGAACACCATTAAGATATATTTTAAAATTATTTTCTTTATAACTAAAGGCTATTTTATTAAAGTCTGTTACATCGCTAACTGCATTACTTACATCTATTTGTGATACTCCTCCAACCCTTAAAAATGTTCTTATATTATTTGTGCTACCATTAGAAAATAAAATTGATGCTCTATTGTTATATGTTCCATCACTTATGGTAATATATTGAGATACATTTGCAGTTTGATTTAAAGCCGCTATCTCTGCATATAAAACACCCTCTGTGCTATTTATACTTGCTAAACTACCGCCATTGTTGCATACGTCTTGGTTACGTGTTACTGTTGTTCCCGATGTGGGTATGTAACTAGTACCCGTTCCAAGTTCAACTTGTGCGCCAAATATGTAAACACCAGATGTTCCATCCCCTGTATATGAAAAACTATCTGCATCATTTATAAGATAAACTGAGCAACGATTA